GCGCGCCTTCCTCACAGACCTTGCGTAACTCTTCCAGATACCGCATGGCGTCTTCAATGCTCTCGTCGTGGAAGGGAGCCATGTAAGAAGCGTGGGCGGAACGAACGGCATCCCAGCGTGCACGGACCACTCTACGCATGTGGGAAGATTCAGATTCGCGTTCAGGTTCAACCACCGTAGCAATCGGCTTTGTTTTGGGCATCTATCTGCTCCTTATCGCGCCACCGCCTGTTTGGAATCCGCCGCCCAACATAGCCATGGCCAGATCGACTAGTTCCTGCTGGAGACGGGTGTCTAGCTTGACTCCGTAGCGATCCAAACGGGTTGCTAGGTCGTCCATCTCCTCTTTGAGAATGGACAGGACTTTCTCTTCCAGATTGATAGACTGGGTGCCGGAACGGTCACCACGGACTTCAATGGATGGAGGAGTCGGGATGGAATCAACGCGAATGAGTTCACGGGGACGTTCGATCTCGCCGGTCACAGGATCAAAGTTCTGCTGATCCTGACGGGGAGAGAGGGCTGGGCGACCGCGACGGGATTGTTCGACCGGACTCATACGAATATCTTCTTTCTACTGTCGTGCTGTCGGCGGGATTCAATGCGGCGGCGTAGTTTCTCCTGCTGAACACGAAGAGAGGAAGCGGCGATGGCGCTGGTCTTGGAACAGACAAATTCCAACTGACAGGTCTCACAGCGGAAGGTAAAGTGATCGTCACCCTCACCCAACATGACCACTTGGGAACGAGCGCATCCCCGCTTCTCGCGGAAGTTCCGGCAGATCGGGAAGTCAGCCATTGGACATTTCCATCTCAGTAGCCTTGGCAGCACCACGAGAATATACCAAGCGAAGGTTACAGTACCATATTTTCCTGGCCCAGTTGTGCTTGGTCATGGTTTTGCGGTCTGCGAACTTCTGGCGGGTTAGATACTCCGAATACAGTTTGTCCCGGTGAGCACTGACCAACCGCGCCTCACGGGAAGGGAGCTTGCCGATTCTGCCTTGACCTAGATGGAACAGAATGTAACTGATTCTGGCCATCTCTTCCTTGTGACGGAGCTTGCGCTGGCGAATGCTATTAGGAGAGATGCGGGGTGGGCGTTCACGGCGCACTTTGAGATCGTGAGCGGCCAGAGCAGCACCGCCTAACTTACTGCTCTTACGATGCTTAGACTTGTGATGCCGACGCCAGTGGTGAGGAGTAGGGTGAGTATCGTTAGGATGCTCGGCCAGCCACTTGCGACGGTTGTACTTGGGACCCTGGATGCAGAAGCGGCACCAGGGATTCCAGTGACGGCGGGACTTCAAATGACCGCAAGGCAAGCGGTTAGGATCGGAGAGAGGAGTGTTGCGTCTGCCTGGACGGATCACTGGGAGAATGTAAAACAAGCCGGATATAAATGTCAATGGGTACTATTGACTCAAGCCGATTGGTTATGCTAGGGTCGCCCACCATGAAAGTCAAAAACATTCTGAGCGAACACCTGAGCAAATTGGGAAAGAAGGGCGGCAAGAGCAAGAGTGAAGAGAAGAAGGATGCTGCCAGAAGGAACATTGAAAAGGCTTTAGAGTCCCGGTGGCCCGGAAGGAAGTATACAGGACGGATTGCCAAGAGAAGGAAGATCAAGTGACAGAGAAGATTGACCTTTTCATTCGCATCGGTCCCAAGGACCGGATCAGATTGGGAATAGCAATGGCCTGCGTAGCCCGATGGAAAAGCGATCCCCTGGTCAGGCTCAGACCCATAGCTTTGGGCGGGACTAAATTGGCGGAACCTTTCACCTACAGAGACTATCTGGAGCTGAGCTGGGAGAAGTGCTTTCCAGCGGAGAACTTCCACTTCGCCAGCAGACAGTATGCCGATGAAAACGCTGAGACCGAACCCTACCTGATGGTAGACGACGACGAAATGCCGCTGGGAGCGAATTGGGTAGAACACGCGGTCAATCTGTGGCACTTATACAACGTAGATAGAAAGTACGTGATGATGGTCGGCAGGCCCATGCTCACGGTGGAAGACTCAGTGAGACACCACGAGAGACTACGAAACTCCAAGCTGGAAGTGGAAGAGATGCCCTACTGGTGGGGATGCCCCTACATGAGCTACCGTGGAGCAGTGCCCTATGGGGAGTTCAAAGGACCGGCTGACAAGCAAGACCCTATCGTCGCAGATTGGGCAAACAAGAATAATAAGAAGCAAGCCCTTTGTATGAACTTATACTACTCGCATTTTGGCCTATCGTTCTCGCAAGTCCAGCCTGCATTGTACGGAAGGTTCTAATGCGGCCACTTTATACTATCGCCATTCCTGTGTTTAATCACCTGCACCTGACCAAGAAGTGCCTGGAGAGTTTGAAGATCAGCAAAGGGATTAGTAGAGCAGAAGTAATCGTAGTGGATGACCATTCGACAGATGAAACCCCAGAGTATCTGAGAACAGAAGCGGAAGCTGGAAGGATCGGCGTCATCGTCATGGAACGGAACTCCGGTCTGGGAAGATGTCTGGATAAAGCACTGGAATTCTCGCACGCACCATACTTCGTCACACTGAACAACGATGTGGAGATCCTGTGTCCCGACTGGCTGGAGATGATGCGGGACCAATTTGTGAACGATCCTAAGATGGCCTTGGTGGGAATACAGGCTGCTGATGTTTGCGGAAGCATAGACCCGAACGGGCATGGATTCCAAGGGGCTTCGTTTGAGTACGTGGAAGGGGCGGTGATGATGGGGAGGACTAGCCTGCTCAGAAGGATTGAGGGAGGACTGTTCGATCCCGAGTACAGGTTCGCCTACTTTGAGGACAACGACCTGAGCCTGAGAGTCAGGAAATTGGGGTATCACATTGGAAGAGTACCGGCCAGTGTCCGGCACAAGCGATGCGGGACCATGGGAACGGTCATACAACAAGGAGTAGATGTGGATGGGTTCCACCGGATCAATGAAGAGACTTATAAGAAACGGTGGAGCAGTTACATCAAGAACAGAAACTTCCGGGTGCAGTGGGGTATCCGAAGAACCGGGGCCAATGGAGACGTATTGTTCCTGACTCCCATACTACGAGAGATCAAAAAGCAGAACGCCGAAGCAGAGATCACTGTTTACACCAGTTGCCCGGATGTTCTGGCGGGAAACCCCGATGTGACTTCTGTTTTTAACAACGAGTCCGAAAACCATTTCGCTCCAAGCGACAAGTACATCAATCTCGATTGTGCCTACGAGTGCAGACCAGACATGCACATCATTGAAGCCTACCAGGAGGTAAGCGGAGTCTCGACGGACGATTGGAGATTACATCTGTATCCCGGCGAGGAAGCCAGAAAATGGGCAAAGGAAGCCGTTTGGAACGAACCTTACGCGGTAATTCACCCGCACATTGGCCAACCGTGGATGGGACGGAATCCTAGAATACCGTTCATGGTACAGATGTCTAATTGGCTAAACCATAAGGGATGGAAAACGGTGCTAGTGGGGACTCAGTTCACACCGGGAATACCGTGCGATCTCAATTTGCAGGGGAAGACTACCCTGCGCCAAGCGGCTTCGTTGGTGGAAGGAGCGGGATTATTTTTCGGTGTGGACAGCGCCCTGATGAACTTCGCACAGGCTAGTTTGATCCCGACTGTAGGGATATTCGGAGCAATGAACCATAAGAATATACTGTTGCCGTTCCCGTTCGTGAAAGCGTTGACAGCGCCACTCATGGGATGCGGATGTCTGGGATGCCACACTGTCTATGCGGAGAGACCCAAGGGGAGCCCCGGCAGATGTGTGAGAGAGCAGGGCGACGTGTGTATGGACAGACTGAGGGAGGAAGACGCGGTCAAAGCGATTGAGGAAGTGCTGGGGGCGAAAGCGTTGTACCAGGAGACTAGTAAGATCAGGGAGAGAGTGCTCGCTTATATTACCCAAGAGACTCAGGGAATCGACATTGGATGCGGCAGAGACCCGCTGACCGACAGATGTGCAGCCCTAGATGACGATCCATGGCCTGAAGTTACCATGCGGGGAGACGCTAGGAAAATACCTGTGGCCGATGGAATTTACGAGTGGGTCTATTCCAGCCACTGCATCGAGGACTTGGACGATACCGAAGCAGTGCTCAAAGAATGGGCGAGGATACTGAAGAGAGGCGGCAAGTTGATCGTAGCGACACCGCACCCTAAACTGTTCACAGGGTATAACAAAGAGCACGTGTGGCCGGGGTTCACGCCGGACGAGTTATCACAATTTGTGCGGGATGTCGGATGTATGCCGGAAATTAGCGACGTGTGGGCCGACTACTCTACGGTCGTAGTGGCGAGGAAACTGTGAACTGCCGAAGCTGCGGGAGCCCGACTGAACGCGTACTATCACTAGGGGAGATGCCGCTGGCGAACCATCTGCTCGACTATCCCAGCGAGAGCTATAAGAAGTACCCGCTGGATCTGATGTTCTGCCCTGGTTGCAAGCTGGGACAGTTGAAAGAACAGGTCGATCCCGCCCTGATGTTCGAGGAATATGTCTATTATTCCAGCGTGAACGAACCTACTATTGATAGCGCCAGAAAGATAGTAGATCAGATGGTATTTAACCCAGACGAAAGGAACGTGGAATTAGCTATAGAGATTGGCAGCAACGACGGTTACTTGCTCACTAGATACAGAGAATTGGGAGTACCTATATTGGGAGTAGATCCTGCCAGAGGACCAGCCAATGTAGCGGCACTCAAGGGAATACCAACGGTGCAGGATTACTTCACGCTGAAACTGGCTAAGACGCTGCCCAAGGCCGATGTGATTCATGCTCATAACGTGCTGGCTCACGTGCAGGACTTAAACGACTTTGTAGCTGGAATTGGGGAGATATTGAAACCGGATGGAGTAGTAGTGGTGGAAGTCCCGTACTTGGGATGTCTGGTGGAACAATCCGCGTTTGATACCATCTACCACGAACACAACTACTACTTCTCGATAAATGCAGTGTTGAATCTTTTTCTCCGCAATGGAATGCGTGTTACCAAGCTGGAGAGAATACCGGCACACGGAGGGAGCTTAAGATTGTTCTTCCTAAAAGTCCCATGGTACGAAGGCGTGGCGGTGGCAGACGAGAAGTTCGACTTCGACCTGATGAGAGAAAGGATCGTTCAGCAAACTAATGCACTATTCAACTTCGTAAGAGAGAAGAAAGTGTGGGGATTCGGAGCGGCTGCCAAGGCAACCATGATGCTGAACTTCTGCAATATAGGTGACGATCTCATCCCCATGATCGCAGACTCCACTCCGGCCAAGATCGGCAAATTCATACCGGGGACCGGACAGAGGATCGTGAGCCCGGACGACTGGTTACGAGAACAACCCGAGTGGACCTGCATATTCGCGTGGAACTACGAAGAGGAGATTAGAAGTAAGTACCAAGGGAAGTACAAGGGAACCTTTTTCACGCCATATCGGTTGCCGCAATGATCGACCTAATCGCAATCGAAGAGGCTTACCAGAAGATTTGCTACGGGTACTCGGAGCCGGACGAGATGAGATTGAACGGACAGACTGCCAGCAAGATGCACGTTCAGGCTAATTCCAAGTTCAATAATGCCACTGTGATCGTAGATCAGACCCTACTGGATGGAGAGATCGTCTTCGCGAACAATAAGATTAAGGAGAACCCACCGTACCCATTGCAAGAACATCACTGGATGTCCAGAGTAACGATATGAGGTACGGTGTGAGGAAGGTTCGGATGGACTGGAAACCGATCACTGAGTGGCTGGATGCCAAGTACCGATTCCTGATGCTCGGTGCTATGGCCATCGAACTCATTCTGTTAAGCTGGATCGCGTGGAAAGCATGAGAGACAAAACTGTGGCGGAAGACAAGGGGATAGTGGTCACTCTGTGGAAGTTTAGCTGGAAAGAGCGGTTGCAATTAGCACTGGCAGGTAGACTGTACCTGACCGTGGCCACGTTTAACCAGCCGCTGCAACCAGTTCAAATAACCTTGGATAAGCCGAAGTTCTAGTGAACCAGTGCAAAGTAGATGGAGATAGATTCCCACAGGATCACCGGGACCAAGAGGGAAAGTATGACGGCAGACCTCAGCGGTTTTGCTCCCGTTGCGGCAGACCCATTGGACGACTGGGCTATAGACTCAATAACGAGAGCGCAGAAAGCGCTGCGACTATACCAAGAACACTTGGAAAGGACTAACGACCCAATGTTCAACCGAAAGAAGAAGGAACCGAAACCCGAACCAATCAACTGGCAAGCACAGACACCGGCACAAGACATCAAGCCCCACGTGCCTACTATGGCCGAACAACTGCGGAAGCGACGCCAAGACAAGATCCAGATGGCCAACCAACTGGATGAGGACATCATGGCGTTGGATCACGAGATTACGTGGTTGGAGAGGCACCCTGGGAGCGAGTACGTTATCAAGGAGTTTGTCAGAAGGCACGAAGAAGAAGTGGAACGCGAGATGAGTGACATGGGCAAAGCGAGACGTGCCGCGAGGATAGAGTGACCGCCAAAGAGTGCAGGACAGTGTTCAACACTATGATGACCAAGCTAGCCGAGACCTGCCCAGACCCAACGAAAGCCGATCCCAGAATGTTGCACACCACTATCCAGATGTACCAACTGCAAGCTGCTTGGGAGATCGCTGCTCAACTGGCCGAAGCCAATGAGTATCTGGAACAGTTAGCAACCCACAAGCCAGTGCTTCAGTAGAATAGAACACAGTCCCTCCACACGGTACTTACGCCTTCGGCGTAACTACCTCCCTCCCGCTCTCCAAATGACTTGACACGGCATGGTAGACTCAGGGGTGGCGGGCGGGAATAGATCCAATATATAGACACCGACCGGACCACCGACCGTGCCATAACCAAGCGGGTTGGTACTAGCACACACCCACATACCCGGTGGGTGTCGCGCTCCCTCGCTGCTTCCCTCGCCTTGGTTCCGGCCAGGGCTCGCCAATCGGCCAAAGGGTCCCCCGAACATAAGACCAAACGTCCGGCAAATCGCCAGAGCAATCGCCAACGCATTATATCGCGTCCCGATCTATCGTTGCCTCGGCCAGTGTATTAACACTTTAGTAACCTTTCGCGAAGCGAACAGGTTACTATATAGGAACGGACGCAATGTCATTGCATCGGCCAATGTATCGTCTCACGAGTATTTAGATACTTGTCTAAATGTCTAATCTATCGTGGCACGACTATTTCGATGTGTAAGCAAACGATTATGTAAGTGTGCGCTAATTATAAGCCCCGTTTATCGAAACGTAGAATAATATAAACGCCAGTCACAATATATTTGCTCCGATGTAAGTGCAACAGAATCAGTGAGCGTACTATTACTCCAGTATCGTATTCGCCTTCCCTTCGTACAGAAAACGTACTGGTACGCATAATTCGCTTGACAGCATTTGTATCGTTTGGTACAAACGTACTGCAAGATACAAAGGAGATTAGAAAATGACTAAAGCGCAGGCGATTAAGAAGCTGAAGGAGCTGGGATGCATCGACATAACAAACGCGGGTCGGTACAACGTTTGGGCTACTACTCCTTCAGGGCACCGTGGTTTGTTCGACCCTAGAGACTTAGTGGCAGAACTAACAGAGATATCTAATCGAGGGTTGGCGCAGGAAGCCAATCCATTTATCATTATATGACCAAAGACACCAATCTCAATATCCGCAGCGTACCGGGAGAATTGGCTCGCAAGGTCAAGAGTGCAGCCGCACTCAAGGGACAGACCATTCGAGAGTTTGTGATCGAAGCATTGCAAGAGAAGCTAAAATCTAGACTAGGGCCACGCGGGGAGCGTAGCACCGAACGCACAATCGGTGAAGCAATCGGGAGAGGGAGCGATGGAATACGTATTCAATGTAGGGAACGCGCACGGGACGTTTACGCCTAGCGGCAGATCGGATATAGCGCCGCAAGACGTTGACCAACACAATAGGGAATTGGAATCGAAAGAGCTGGAGTACATCAAGACAGCGCCGCAGAATCTTTACCTCTACATCAAGCAGCACACTGCCCCCGGAATGTACGTGGTGATTACGTGGTTGGGAACGCCAGTCAGTGACACCTGCGAAGTTGGCGACAGACAGCAAGTCGGGTTTGGTTTCCATACTTACCGCAGATCGGTCAGAGCGATTATCCATGGTGTGCGGTACGTGGGAATCTGGCCCGAGTCTAGCGGGGAATACGTGAGACTCCGCAAAGCGAAGAGACAGTAACTGGAGTGACTCGCGTCGCCCGGTCTACTGCTAGACCGTGCGATGAGGGAGCATTCCCTCTAAATTAAAATCGGGAGGAAAGTGAGATGAGACACGTACATCCTAGCAGTGAGATACCGCATCTCTGGATTCACCAATCGCAAGACAGCGCCAAGAATAGCAGTGGCAATCTGTACTTCCATGGGACAACCATCTACAGCTACGGAAGTCACTTCCCCATTGCCGACATAGTGACGCGCAAAGGGGAACGCGCAGTGATGTTCACCACGCGAACCTACAGTGTCACTACGTCAAAGCATCTCTCGCACGTACACGGAGCGATACCGGCAGGGATTCAAGTGTTCAATGTGCCGGAGATATTCGCTCATAACTACGCCGCGAAGGACAAACACAAAGCCAATCTCGAAAGCTACAGACGCCGGATCAATGAGTTTGCCCTGAAGAGCGTCAGAGCCAGGACCGCTTTCAATAAGGAATGGAATCACAAAGAAGCTCTGGCACTCGCGGCAGAAGCTAATCTGTATGCCAAGTTTTTTGGACTCAGATTCAAGCCGCCTACTGTTCCGGCACTAGATGGCAACCTGGTTCGCAAACTCAAGGCCGAAGATGACAAGAGACGTGCGGCAGCGAACAAGGCCGAGAAGGAACGCGAGAGACTGAGGGAAGAGGGACGCCAGAGACAGAGACAGGAGTTTATCGAACGCTTCCGCAATGGGGGACAGTTCTACGGGTACGGCGGGAACTATGACGTGCCAACCATGCTCCGATTGGAAGGGGAAGAGGTAGTTACATCGAGAGGGGCACGAGTGCCGGTAGCTCATGCCAAGCGAACACTGGTATTCGTGCGGGAAGTCATGCAATCGGGCGAAGAGTGGAAGAGTAACGGTCATACGTTCCACATCGGACCGTATAGTCTGGACAAGGTTGAGGCGAATGGGACCGTGTACGCCGGGTGTCATGTGATCCCGTGGGAGGAGATCGAGAGACTGGCACCGGAACTGGAAGCGATACAGAGCTAGAACGAAATTCCTTGACGTCCTGTTCTCCCGATCAGGCGACACAAGGATAGGGACACGAAGGCTTTCGCTCTGGCCGGTGAGCGTCCCGAGACCGGCCTAACCATCGGGACAAGGAGAATGAGAATGAGCACCGACAGAAAGCCCACCCGGAATGTGACCGCAGCGGATCTGAAACTGGACACCCATGCACAGATTATGGGAACACTCGAACGGATTGACGCCAAGATCACTCGACTACTGCAAGAACGTGATGAGTTGCTGGAAGCCTTGGAGGACGCATACAAGTACATCAACTGCAAAGTAGCCGCCAATTTCGAGAACGGTACTTTACTTGGAAGAATGGGCCGAGCCATCGAACGAGCCAAAGGAACGAGATTAGCAGGGAGGAAGTAACGAAGCGCGAAGCGAAGGAAAAAAGCGCTGAGTTACTGTGTGAAGGGGATAGCCAATCGCATTGCCAGTGGTAAGCTGAGCTTACCACCAAACGGAGGGAATTGTCAATGTTAGTGAGCAAGCTAACGCAGTGCGTCTTTCACGTGCAAAACGAAGAAGAGGACAGCGTGTACGTGTTCCAGTGGGACAAAGTACCATGGGGCCAGGGAAAGATAATTGCCATCTGTCAGAGTGCGACCGAGGCCAAAATCATCTGCGAGCATTTCCAAGTGCGGAACGAAGTGTGGAGGAAACGCGAATGACTCACGAAGAGACCAGAGCGTTACAGCACAAAGCCAGTCTAAGCCGCAGCTACATGATCCGAGCGTGGCAGTGCCAGCCTGCCGAGACCAAGTGGGCCATCTGGATTGCCGGAGCGGTCGCGTTGCTGGTGGTGTTCGCAATCTGTTGGGCGGTTGCCTAATGGGAAGGCGACCGGACTACAACGTGTTGGTTCCCGTAAACTCGCTAAGCAGCAGTAGAACACGGTGGTATCGCGTTGGCGTGGCATGGCGCGACGAAGAGAAAGGAACGATCTCGCTCGACATCGAATTGCAGACTGTACCCATTCCCACCACGATACTGCTGGCACCTGTGAAGGACACTAAGAACGGCAAGCCGGACGAAACGGAGGACAAAGGACCGTTTTGATGGGTCAGACCGCTGCGTACGACCCTGTTTCCTGCGATTCCTAGGGGGGTAGAAGCGATTTTCAAGCCGATGTCTGGTAAATAGGCTTAGAAACACCCCACCTACCCCTTTAGGCAGGTTCTCTTATAAAGATCTTAGTAGTTAGGTAAACGGCCAAAACGGTCGTAAACCCGTAGACTGTATACCGTAGATATAGGCCCCGTTTACCTATAGACTGTATACCATGGACCGTAGACCCATAGACCGTAGACGGTTTTCCACGGGATTCCCACAGGACGGAAAACCAAAGGAACTTTGATCTCACTTTTCGCTTGACAAGAACTTAGAACGGGATTAAAAACCGTGCCCATGCCTCGTATGTATTACGACGATTGGATCAGCGTGCCGGAAGCAGCACGGATATTGGGACTCACCCCAGCACGCATCTACCAGATGATTAAAGAGAAGAAACTTGGCTCTACGACCTATTGGGGTAAGGTGTTAGTGTCCCGCTCTCAAGTAGCTGGGATGTTAGCCAAAGAGAAGGTAAGTTGAGCCAACCCATACGACCGTCGCCAGAACCGTTCCGGGTTCCTGTGAGACAAGGGGAAGGCAACGAGATCACTATTAGCGGCAAGTTCCCTAAGTGGATGGCAGCGAGACTTGAGGAAGTAGTGTACGAATGCAGGCAGCAGATCAAAGGAGCCATCGCTAATCACAGTGAGTTTATCCGTGTAGCGTGCTGGCGGTTAATGAACGACTTGGAACCTGTTCTCAAAAACAAGGGGTTTAGCAATCGCATGGCTAAGGAACGCGCCATGCTCAAACTAGTCAAGAACAAAGAAGACGACATGAGGTTCTACGACGACATCGGGGAGATAGAACAGTGTGTCGAGAGGTTAGCTAAACGGGATGCTCAGAGCGAGATCGAATCTCTTCTCCGGGAACAAATCGAAGTGGTCAAGGGAATGGATGACGACTACTGGAGAAACAGATGGCTGACGGAGTTCGATAACAGGTTCAAACGGTACTTCAGAGAGATGAAGATCAAGCTGCCTAAGAGAATCAGTGTGGCACCTAGAGATGCTCAGAAGGACGAAGGAGACGGAGACTAATGAAAACTCAAAGTGAGATCCGAATACCCTGCGACGTGTGCGGCAGACTGGTACGTCTGTGGTCGGACGGAACCATTGTGGATCACAGGAACAAGCGAACGCACCACCGATGCAAAGGCAGTGGAACACCAAAGCCACAGGAGCAAACACAAGTTGCCAGTTAGTTCCATCGGAATACTCCCAGAGCCCAGTGGGTTGGGACTGCCAGAACGCTTTGAGTCATGGCGACCAGGGCAAGAGGACGCTGCGCTACGGGCGGTTGAGAGTACCAAGCGGTTTGTGGTGCTGGCACTCCCAACCGGCTGTGTGGTTGGGGACACTATCGTCCAAGTGAATCGGGCGAAGAATAGTATTCAGCGAACAATTGAACAGGAATTTTATTGTCAACAGAACCATATCAATCGCAGAGCTAGAGGCATTCTTCCCTTTACGCGAAGCTTCGACGGCAAAGAGATAAGACTTCACGAATTTTCATCTGTAGGTTATTCAGGACGGCGCGAAACTGTCCTTTTAACCCTGCGTGATGGTAAGTCATTGCGAGCAACTCCCGATCATCAGGTTCTCACGTCACGAGGCTTTGTTTGCATTGAGGATTTGGTCTCCACAGATGAAGTGATCTGCGATACACCAAGACCGCGATCAAACGGAAAGAAGCACCACAAAGCACAGTATCGACAAATTCAAGGATTAAAAAACCATCCCTACGCTGGAAACTCCGGTTCTTATAGACACAGAGGAAACCATGTGGAAGGCAGGTTGTACCGCGTTCCTTATCACTGCATCGTTGTCGAAGCAAACCTTAACGGCTTATTCATAGACGAGTTCATAGAAGTTTGCCGAAGGGGAAATACAAAAGGACTAACATTCCTTGATCCAGAGATTTTTGCCGTCCACCATCGAGATGAAGATAGCTCGCACAACGACTTGGATAACTTGCAGGTTCTTACGCACGAGGCTCACCAGAAATTACATGGAGATCACACCAGTTTCCATCAAGGGATACCTAAAGAGGTTCGTGTATCGTGGGTCAAGAGAGCGCAAATAAGTGAAGAGGTATACGACCTAATAGCTTGTGAACCGCACGAAAACTTTGTCGCAAACGGAATGGTGGTGCATAACTCCGGCAAATCACTGGCTTATCTGGCAGCGGCGCAATTGTCTGGGGAACGTACCGCATTCCTGACCAGTACCAGAGGGTTGCAGAATCAGTTGGAGAAGGACTTTGGGGATAGCGGTCTATTGGACGTTCGTGGTCAGAACAATTACCCCTGCCTGTACAAAGCGAACGGTCGGACTATCACTCTGCGTGATGTTCAAACAGACTTTGCGGACGAGATCAAGTGCGACGAAGGACCGTGCCACGGTGGAGTTCGCTGCGAGTTGAAGGAAAGCGGCTGCGTCTACTTCGACCGTGTGAAGTTGGCCAGACAAGTTACTCTAGTCTCTACCAACTACTCCTATTGGATGCACCAAATGGAACACGGCGGCGGTCTCGGTGCGTTCGGGATGCTGGTACTAGACGAGGCTCACGATGCGCTGGACCAACTTAGTAACTATCTGGCAGTAGAACTATTCCCTAGCGACTTGGAGTTAGTAGACGAGGACCGTTTCCCCGAACTAATTAACTTTGAACCATGGAAGTTGACGGCAAGAGTTTGGCTGGACCGTGCCCGGTCGCAGCGAGAAGACCTTGAGGCGGCTGTAAAGGGCGGTTTGGCTAATAACGGCGACAGTCGGTGGGCCGTGCATCAAGCGAAGCATCTCAAGAAACTTGAGCGGAAACTGGCGCAGTTATCGTCCGCTCAGGGAGACTGGGTCTTTCAAGTGACGCGGCGAGGACCCAGCGGGAGCCTAGTAGCCCGCTTCGATCCGGTGTGGCCTGCCGACTATGCCGAAAGGAGGCTGTTCTGTGGGATTAAGAGAGTCGTTCTTACCTCCGCCACGATTCGTCCGAAGACTCTTGAACTTCTGGGTATTGGTCATGGCGATGTGGACTTTCGGGAGTACCCTTCCAGCTTTCCAGTGGGTAGGCGTCCTGTCTATTTTGTCCCTAGTGTACGCATGGACAAGCGAGCCACACCGGGGCACTTACGAGCCTGGATATCGAAGATCGACGCTATCGTCAGGCCCAGACTACAAGGGAAGGGAATTATCCACGCTGTTTCCTATCAAAGAGCGCAGTGGATCGCTAGAAACAGCGAGTTCGCAGAGCATATGCTCGTCCACACACGAGAGTCCTCCCAAGACACCATACGAAGATTTAAAGGGACCAAAGCCCCGGCCATACTCGTGAGCCCGAGCGTTAGTACCGGGTTTGATTTTCCAGACTCCGAGTGTCGCTGGCAGATATTGTGCAAAGTCCCGTTCCCAGACACTAGAGACTTAGTCACCAAGGCTCGCAGCGACCGGGACAGAGACTATCCTATGTACCAAGCGATGCAGGAGATCGTTCAGATGGCAGGGAGAAGTACTAGGAGCGAGGACGACTGGTCGGAGGTCTTAGTGGTTGACGACCACTTTGAGTGGTTCTGGCCTAAGTTCAAGAAGTTCGCTCCGAAGTGGTTTGCTGAAGCAGTCGAGATTTGTAAAGTAATACCCAAACCCTTAGAGAAGTAAAATTCAAAACAAAAGAGAGGAACCACCAATATGTCGCCACTTGGCAAGCCAAGCGTTGTGAAAGGGAAGTCGGGCTCAGGCAGTAAGGACCGCAAACCGATCAGTGTTGCACCGTCAGACGCAGTCTCAGGCGGCGGCGCACCGGACAACGTGGACACCACCATCATGGAGATGACCGCGACCACGTGGGACTATAACGGCAGTCAGGAACCCAGCGCGTTCCTTCTGGTTAAATTGAAGGACGACGATGGGACTGAACACGAGCAATACTACTCCGCTGGCGATCTGAGTAAGATCGTTCCGTCTGACGACGGAGCGTGCTTCTACCCGGCAGAGGGAAGCAGCGCGACTGGGCTGAATAATAGCTGCAATGCCTACCTATTTCTCGGAGCCCTGGTCGATCAAGGGTTCCCAGAAGACAAGCTGCGGGATGAAGGGTTTCAGACTGCGGTGGGACTCCGGGGTCACATGAACGCGATTGCACCGAAGAAGAAGAGGGAAGGACTGGAGGGAGGGAACAAGCCCATTGGAGTGTTCACCAAGATCCATTCACTCCCATGGGAAGCAAGGGGAAAGGGAAAAGCGTCATCCGTTGGTGCGTCTCGTGCGGCGAGTTCGGCTGGTGCGAGAACGACTACTGCGACCGCTGCATCCCCTTCTAGCAACGGAGATACGGACGAGTTGAATACTGAAGCCATTGAAGCCGTGGTCGCTGCACTGGCCAAGGCAGATGGTCCCATCGAAGTCAAGCGGCTGGGAATGGCTGCGTTCCAAGCCGCTCCCAAGGCCACGCACAGGAAGGAACTAATCAAGTACGTGGTTCAGAACGATTTTCTGGAACAGGCTGATGCGCCGTGGGTGATCGACGGCGAGTTCATTACAGCGGCAGAGTGATCGCAATGCGTCTCGTAGAGCGGTCCATCGATTTAGACCCGTTAGTCATGTCTCGCAGTCGTGTGGACCGCTCTACAGACAAGCTGCATGTAAGTGAGGCAGCGAGAGAAAAAGAAAGGGAGCGCTCAAGAAAGTGGAGAAAGGAACATCCTGGAAGACATGCCGAATTAGCGCGGCAATGGAGAGCGAAACACAAGGAGTATTACTTAGCGTGGCAGCAGGTGCATCGTAAGGAGTATCAGGTAACACACCGCGAGATTGTCAATCGTCTTTCTAGAAACTATAGAAAGAGACTCCGCAAACTAGTAATTGAACACTATGGTGGGGTCTGTGCTTGTTGTGGAGAAACTGAGTTTGGTTTCTTAACGATTCATCACATCAACAATGATGGAGCTGAACACCGCAGACAGATAAAGAAGGACATATACCAATGGTTGAAAAACAACGGATTCCCTGATGGTTTCGAGCCTCGTTGTTACAACTGTAACTGTGGAATGGAATATAACGGTGGAGTTTGTCCGCATGAAAATAGTCGAACGACTAATTGAACTAGACCCCCTTGTTCTTTCTGGACGAAGAGGGGATCGTTCAACTGACAAAGTTCACATAAGTGAGATTTTGCGTTGGGTGGACAATCGAGTGATACATCGTGGTCAGAGGAAGCCTTACGAGGACCTTTCCCCTAACGAGAAGAAGCGCATGGGGAACTACGTGAGCGTTGGGTACGCATGGGAAGACTTACTCGCCCAGTCTCTTACCCCTATCTTCGGTGGGGAATACGTTCGTACCGGGGAGATTGAGTTGGATGGGATAGTGGGGACACCGGATGGACTGGAGCTAACCGGGATGGCGATAGACGAGACCAAAGCCACTTGGAGGTCCAGCCGCCGTAGCATAGAGACGGACTTCTGGTCGTGGTTTGTCCAGGTCAAAGCGTACTGCTGGATGATGAAACTCAACCGGGTGAGTCTGCGAGTGTTCTTCGTGAACGGGAACTACGCGGACAGCGGACCTCAGGTAAAGCAGTTCGATGTGGAGTTCACTGACAGGGAACTAGAAGACAACTGGCGGTTAATCACTGCCAATGCCCGAGCGATGGAGAAGGAGAAACGTAGTGGCACCAAAACGTAAATGCAAGGCCGTGAGAGATCGCGGCACACTAGAATACAGATGCTGTCTGAATCACGGACACAGGGGAAAACACCTGTGTTATTGCGGCTGTGGGCAACGGTGGATGTCCAGACGGGAGATACGACGTGGCGTCACAGAAACGTAGTGAGAGCGGTTTTATCCGGGCTGGCATTGACATTCCGGCCCGCCTAATCGTTTGCACCCAAGCCATGCAGAAGTGTGGCAAGACCCACTGGTACTTGACCGGGCCGCCGCCCATTGCTGTGATCGACATTGACGACGGGATTCACCGGGCCATTAAGGGCTTCCAGAAGGAAAAGGAAATCTACGTGGCACGCTACCGCAAAGCGTTCACAGGCATCCGGTCGAACGGGAACTCCGCCAAGGAAGTATCAGAAGCTGCAGACGCTCAATTGCAACAGATGCGGACTGACTACATTCAAGCTCTTGGCGAGGCTCGCACCGTAGCAGTAGACGGAGCAGCGGAACTGTACGAGATTGCTCGCCTAGCCAGCTTCGGACGGACTGAGAAAGTGCTGGAACGCGAATACGGTCCGGTCAACCGGGAGATGAAGATGTGGGTCGATCTAGCTCGTAACAGCAATGCTAATGTCGTGTTCACACACAGGATGAAGCGGGAATACCAGTACATCAAAGAGACTAAGAAGAGCGAGCCTACCGGAGAGATGGTGCTGGAGGGTTGGGGCAAGATGGTCTATGAATGTGATTTAGTGGTGCAACACTGGGTAGATGACAAGGAACCTATACCGGACCGTTATCATAGCACTGTGATTTCATGCGGGATGAACCCGGAACTAGATGGAGAGGACTACCAGGGGGAATTGAATAACTTCGCCACTATAGGCCAGTTAGTGTTTCCTGACACGACGGAGGATCAATGGCGATGAGGGACTTCCAACTGACCGAATACGAACTGAACGATATTGCCGAACTGCTGGCCACTATCCCTACCAAAGCCGACGTTCTGGAGAAGGAAGCCGTAGAGAAGTGTCCTGAGTGTGCGAATCTAGTCTGCGTGGTTTACGACGTGGAACACGAACACATAGATACTATGGACCGGGAGTTCATTGCCAGTCTGGTAGAGAGAGTTGGAGAAATCTACGACAAAGCCAGAGTGCGTGAAGTAGTGGGAGCAGAGAGTGAGTAGGGCAGTGCGAAGCACTGGACTACGTGTAGGGAGAGCCAGACAGTGACCGATTGGGAGAAGGATTGTTTGCATTGGCGCGGCAAGGTGCTACGCGGTCCGGGATGCCACTGGTGCTTTGACTGGGATGGTCTGCCGGTTAGTGCGTTCACTCCCGAGTACCAGTGCTGTCACGGGCACAAGACGCTACTGGGAGCGATCTGTAACTGGTTCTATATGCTCTGGTGGAATCACTGGTGACTGGGAGAAAGTTAGTGTCAACACTAGAACAAAGACGACGTAATGGCGAAGGGAAAACCCAGAGAAGTCCAAAGCTTACTTCAGGAATTGGAGCAGAGCGCGTGCTCGTAAGTTACGTGCTCAGGTACTGCAATTTAGCAAGAGGCTTCTTCGGGTTTTGTCCTCACGAGGTATCGAAGTGATTCGCCTTGATAACAGAATAGGTTCAGGTGATCTCTCTGTGTTTTTCGAGAAGTGGAGAGTCCCGTTCACTCTCTGCCGATTGGATTACGGTGACGCGGCTATAAAGGGCAACGGTCCCAACGGCAGCACCATGGAGGTGGGAATTGAGATCAAGAAGATCAGGGACTGCCTCAATTCTATTTGCGATGGACGATTTGCTGGTCGTCAGTTGCCCGGACTCATTAAGAACTATGGTCGCGTGTGGCTTGTCTTGGAAGGCCAGTTCTCGTGTGATTACGAAACAGGACTACTCATGTATCGCAAAGGGAAGCGGATGGAGCCTTTGTCTCTGGGCAGCAGGAGATTCCTCTACCGCGATCTGGACCACTGGCTTACTACTATGGAGACGCGAGGTGGCGTTCGAGTCCGACGAACATTATCACGCCTTGAAACTGCCCGCTACATTGCTGATCTTCATTCGTGGTGGACCGGAAAAGAGTGGGAAGAGCACCGCTCCCATCTGGCATTTGACGAAGCTCAGGTTGATAGCGAGATCCTGATTAAGCCCAACCTGACTCGCCGGATCGCAGCGGAACTGCCGAATATCGGGTGGACTAAGAGCAAGGCAGTGGCAGCGCATTTTGGCAGCGTGGTGGAGATGGTACTGGCCAATCAGGATGAGTGGGAACAGATCGAAGGGATAGGCAAGGGGATTGCGGCCAAGGTGACCAAAGCGCTGATGGATGGCAAATGAGATCGTTCAATTATAAGTGTGAACAGTGTGGGTGTGAGTTCACTAGTAGAGCACCTAACCGAAGATTCTGTTCCAGTCAATGTTTCGGACGTTCTGCCGGGCATAGAGCTAACGCTAGATTAATGGGACTTAGACCAAAAAGCACACTCTCTCCAGAACAGAGAAAAGAGAATCAGCTAGCTTACCAGAGGATGTGGAGAAAAACTCCTCGCGGTCGCAAGAACATGCGGGAGAAGGCCAACAGAAGGTCTGCAAAGATAAGGGAATACCTCAAGGCTCTCAAGGAAGTGACCCCTTGCTCCGATTGTGGCGGTAACTTTCCTCACTACGTAATGCACTTCGATCACATAAGAGATAAACGAGACAATATCGGCAGACTCTTGGGAACTGGCTGGAGAACCATCGAAAGAGAGCTGGAGAAGTGTGAGATTGTCTGTGCCAACTGTCACGCGATACGAACATGGAAACGAAACCAAGTCAACTAAAGTACGTCTGGGGACGTGGCCCCGTGCCATGTGATGTACTTATTTTGGGAGAACGTGCGGGAGAAGAGGAGTCCCGTCGCGGTTACCCCTTCTGCGGGAAGTCGGGCAAGGAACTGGACCGTTACCTCTTGGAAGGCGGCATCCATCGGGACGATGTGTATTGCACTAATCTGTGCAAAGACTTCCTGAAGGGGAATCCAGACCCCACACCGGACGAGATCAGACGGGATGAACACTTCCTGATCGAAGAGTTGAAGACCGTCCGACCCAAGTACATTGGTCTAGTAGGCCGTTTCGCAGCGCGTTACTTCCTTGGGGGCGATCTGGAGATGGACTGGAGTCACGGTCTGCCGTTCGTCTCGTCACAGGGCCGTTTCCGCATGATGCCCCTGTACCATCCCGCGTTCGGACTCCATTCGGCTAGCATGACTCCGCTAGTCTGGTCGGACTTCCAAGCGTTCTGCCGGATGGTTCGGGGAGCGTCTGGTAGTGCAGACCACTTGATCGACACTTGCCCTGATCCTCAGTACATGTTACTCACGGATTACTCTAGAGAACTGTTCAGTTTGATCTTCCATGGCAGGAAGAACCCTACTCTAATCTACATGGACACCGAGGGATCGGCAGAGAAACCATGGGGATTGAGTTTTACTTTTGGTATCGGAGAAGGATACGTGGTTCTGGCAAGCGACAAGGAATGGCTTAGTGCTATTGCTGACTATGTAAAATGGAATGGAGTCACAGTCGTATTACACAACGCTTTCCACGACATTGCCGTTCTGCGTTCCATGGGAATAGAGGGGTTCCGGTTCACCGACACCATGGTTAAAGCATACCACCTGTGTTTGTTTCCACAGGGACTCAAGCCACTCAGTCGCAGGCTATGCGGGATGGTTCAGGACGATTACGAAGACGTGATCGGGGAAGCGGACAAAGAGAAGAAGATTCAGTGGCTAATTGAGGTGCATAATTGGGTAAGCAATCACTGGCCAGAAGAATCCAAAACGCCATTGTCTCAGAAAATCCGAAAGGGATCTGGGAGAAGATTAGAGCGGACTTCCCAGACCGTTGCAAGGACATTGAAGCCGCTTGGGGCACGATCCCGTCCGCAACTTTAGACGACATCCCGTTAAACAAGGCGGTTCGTTATGCTGCTCGCGATGCGGATTGTACTTGTCGCATTTATCCTGAACTTAGTCGCGCACATAGTGGTCTGGATCTGGGAAGAGTGGAAGAGATAGACCTCGCTGTAATCCCCTACTACGAACGGATGCACCGCAATGGGACCATGGTCGATCCCCAACACTTCCATCAATTTGGTGAGTACCTGGATGCGCTACTGGAGATCAAGGGTGGTGAGATCGACTCCCTAGTCGGGGAACACGTTGAAATGGGGCACATTAATCCCAACTCCGGGGATCAGGTGGCAGATCTACTTTACAAGAAGCTGGGCCTGACCACTACCAGAATGACAAAGAGCCGGAAGAGAGAGTCCACGGACGAGAAAGCTCTGCAAGGCAATCGCAAGAAGCACCCCATCGTTCCCATGATCCTAGACTATCGGGAATTGCAGAAACTCAAAGGAACTTACGTGGACGGAATGCTACCGTGGGTCCACGATGACAGTCGCATCTATTCCCGCTTCTCTCTCACTTCGTCACCTAACGGTCAGACCGCTGCTTACGATCCTAACCTGTTGGCTATCCCTGTGGCTAGTGAGATCGGGAAGGAGATTCGCAGAGGGTTCATTGCACCGGAGGGTTGTGTTCTAGGGACGTTCGACTTGGATCAGTGGTTTCTCCGGGTGACGGCACACCTGTCAGGTGACGCTAAGTTAATCGACATGTTCCATTCGGGCAAGGATATTCATACTGAGACCGCAGCGGAGATATTCAAGATCCCAGTCAGCAAGGTAGACAAGAACAAGCACCGTGGTCCAGCCAAACGTACCGGGTTTGGAATCTGCAACGGCATCACTGGGGTGGGTCTGTCCGCTCAGTTCGACAAGTACCAGGAGCTGGGTGGCGACCCGCGTACCGTCGAAGAGTGTGACTGGCTGATAGAATCGTGGCTGGACATCTATTCCGGTGTCCGTGCGTGGCAGAAGAAGGAGATGGAGTTCTGCCGCCGTCACGGTTACGTGAAAGACATGTTTGGCCGGATCAGATACCTGCCTAACATCCATTCGGCCATTGAGTCGCTGAAAACGGAGGCCGAACGTCAGAGCTTTACTCACGTAGTGCAGTCGAGTGCTCACTGTCTGAAGAAGATCATGGAAGCTCGTATCTGGCAGTGGCTATTGGAGTTCTGGCGGGACTTCAGTGAGTTCCGGTTGGAGCCCATACTGGAAGTCCACGACGAATTGCTGTTCGAGCTGACTGACCACGACTTCCTGAAGACCTATGCCGGGAACGAGGTCAAAGAGATCATGGAAACGGCTTACCCTCTGGTCGTTCCTATCGGAGTCCATGTGGCGTTTGCAAATAATTGGGCTTCCCTTGAAAAATAGCTTGACAAAGTTGTTAAAAGTGGTATCGTGACCACGCCATGAAGAAGAAACAAGCCACGTCTGTCAAGATAGACAATCACATTCTGGTGAAGTGTCGCAAGCTGGCCGAAGAAGAGGGACGGACCCTGGCCGGTCAGTTACGGATCATGCTGATAAGAGCTTTAGTTCTTGAACTTGGAAAGGAGCACCGAAAATGACAGCTAAACAGGCCGAACAACTCCGTGAGGCAACGGCAATGGAAGGCATGGGCCAGATACCCAGCTACCGCGATGTCGGACTCACTCCCAAGTTCGCCAAGACCGTGTTGGAGCGCCAAGCCATCTCCGATCAGATTGACGAGTTGGAAGAGAAGAAGAAAGGTCTCAGCGACCAGATATTTGAGGATCTGGCCGGGACCGGGCTCAAGGCAGTTCAGGTGGACGACTTCAGACCGACTGTGGTGGATCAGGACCGCCGCTCCATATCAGCTGAGAAGTTGTTGGAGCTTGGAGTACCGGCCACTACAATCGAAGCCGCTACGGTGGTATCTCATTCTTCATACCTTCGGGTGTACGACACAGCCAAAGGTCGCACTCGCGGTCAGGAGAAACGATCAGGAGTAAAATCTATCGAGAAAGGAGGTAACAGCAATGCCCAGAGCAGGAGGAAGTCTGTATTCCGGTCTAACAGCAAAGCGTCGGGAGTTGGAGCAGGCCATCGAGACTATTGACAATGCGATCCGTCTCGTCCACGGCAAGGGTGCCAAGGGTCAAGGGAGATCGAAGCCCCGTGGCCCCATGAGCGAGGAGACCAAGCAGAAGTTGCGATTGGCTCACGCTCACAGGAAGAGACAGGAAGGATCCACCCAGTCCAAGTCCAGACCGGCAACAAGGAAGCCGATAGGAGTCAGGGTGAGACCTAGGCAACAGGAAGACGGGATAGAGGTGGAAGCCTAAATAGTTTTGTGCTCCGGTCGCCTGACGACGCGGGCATCTAGTGAGGCACGAACGGCCTCTGGGTGACCGGAGCTATCCCACCTAAAAAGGAGGTGATGCCCAATGACACCAAAGCACCTGAGCCGAAGTGGAGAGCACAAGGTGAACCGTATGAAGGCTACCAATTCCCCGGCGACTTTAATTACATCATGGTTGCCAAATGCCCGCCCGGTTGGGACTTCGTTTCTGACGAAAAAACTGGTGGCGGGGGCAGTATGTTTACTACTCCTAACGGTCACTGTGTCTCTCAACATCCAGGCTCAGACCAGTGAGGCCCATGAGGGCGGGGTAGTGGGAGCCACACAGGTTAACCCGCAATCTACATCAACCACGCTCGACCTCTTGAGTTACATTGGGTACATGGTCTTGACTACCTTCGCCATCACTGGGGGCTTAATCTGGACAAGGTGGGGTCTGGTGGGAGTGCAAGCACTCTGGCGGTTCCGTAAGGTGCTGGATGCCACCGTGCGTGAGGATTTTGAGAGCAGGGAGGAAGTAGGCAGCACGAAATTGGCCGAAGGCCAATGAGTGGTGGCTACGAGTGGAGGGAATGCCATCTAACTTGTCCGACAGGGAAATAGAAGTAGTCCATCTGATCTGCGATGGCAAGACTACGCGGGAGATCGCGGGGCTGCTGGGCATCTCGCCGTGGACTGTGGATGCGCACAGGCGGCATTTGTATATGAAGCTGAAGGTGAACTCGATTGCCTTACTCGTACGATGGTATTTAGCGCAACCTGCGACGAAAGCGAGGTGATGCCATCTGCTCACATACACAGGAATGGAAAGTCCGCCTGAACGTGGGCCTCAGTTGTAACGGCGGCACAGTTAGCCGAGAACGCGGTGCCGGTGAGATGGTATCTGGAGGCGACTGGAGGCGAAATGAAGAGGAAGTTTCGAGTAGGGCAGGTGGTTAGCTTCAGGGGCAGCAAGTTGATTTTTGTCCTCATACATTCCTACTACCAAGCTGGCCTTGAGACGAAGGTTGGATTCTATAGAGATGGCATATTTAGAGAATGCGATGAAAGCGATCTGCGTCCCCTCACCAAGCGCGAGCGAGGCAAGCCATGACGCGAGACTTGGCTGACACCGTGAAGGGGCTGACGGAGAAGGCTGCGCGATCCATTATGGGCAAAGGAAGCCCGTGGCCTAAGTATGAGCAAGAGATGACAGAAACCATCGCAGCCGTATTCGAGCCAGCTATCTGCGACCTGATAGTGCAAGCGTATGAGCGGTGCGCGGCTTATCACGAATTGTATGGCGATGGTGACATTCCAGCAGGCAAGAGTATATTCCGCGATTGGTCCGCCGAAATTCGCGCTAGAGGGGGCAAGGCTTGAGCGGCCAATGTAAATCTACCTATCAGGATTTGCGGTGCATTCTTCCTGCGGGCCACATCGGGAGGCACCACGACCGAGCGACTATCAGCACACTTGCATGGGATGATCCAGCGCCTCGCACCTACACCGAACAAGAACTAGCGCAAGCGACCGCCGATGCACTGGAAGCGGTCAAGCAACTCATTCACGATGCAGCAGCATTGGCAATGGTTAACGAGAAACATGGCGCTGACGTAGACGACAAAATGATCGAATATTCTCGAAACGTCGTGCAGCGATACCTTTACGATTTAAGGCAGCAAGTTGTGGCCCTCATCCCCGCCGACATCGCTGCCAAGGCTAAAGAGCGGGAGGAGCAGCTTGAGACAGCCGCGTGGCAAGAGAGTTACGATGCCGCTAAGCAAGCGTATTGCACCGACGACCGCGAGAAGTTCGCACAGGAAGCCTTAGATGCCTACAAGGTGATCCAGAAAGCGCTAGCTAAAGAGCACGACGCCAAGATCAGGCGGGAAGCGTATCTGCGATGCGCGTCTGTAGCGCAAACGCTGGCGATTCAAGGCTACAAGCCAGAGCAAATCTACGATGCAATCAGCAAACTGGCCAACGAACCCCCTAGCGGGGGTAAGGCAGACGGAGGCAAGAATGACCGTAGTGAATGAAAAGTGGTCGCAGGTTATGAAGGAGCACCCAGAGATACAAACAGAAGGCAGCGCTCTACTGTCGGCATTTGAGAAGCTGATTCGCGCTGTCGCAGCTTGTGGCATCGCGGAAAAAGATGCTGTGAAGTGGGTTGATAATCTTGAAGTAATAGACTCTCACGGCCATGGCGCTGTAATGGATTTCATCGCCGCGTTACAGGTCTATCAGGCCACGGCAGCAGTGATGAGCGCAGAATATAAGGGCAACGCAAACGGAGGGGAAAAGTGTGGCTCTTAGCTGGGATAGGTGCAGCAGCACTATTGATGGCTCAATTCGACCGTAGCTGTCACGAACACAAGAGCAAGTGCGCCCCGCCATTGGTGCAAGTCGAGAAGAAAGTGGGCAACAAGATTGCTGCAATAGTGAGACATGTGAGGGCCGCGCCCAAGCCCGAGGGGGATAAGTGAGTTGGGCCAAGCCAAGACTGGAACGTTGCGGCAATCATTGGTGCGTCGAAACCTTCGACGAATGGCGCTTCTTTTCGCGCTGCTATAAGACGTGGGCCGAGGCACTGAGAGTAGCGTTACGCATCGCCGGGGCCGCGCCCAAGCCCAAGGGACCCCAATAATTCTGGAGTAAAAAGGAGTAGAGCGTGAATCGCACACATTGGCATCTTGGGTATTCCAATAAAACAGCCTGTGGAATCTTGGCTTATAGAACGGAAGTTGCCAATGAATTTGATACTGCCGTGAACACACGAATTGAGTGCGCCCTCAAACCAACTTGTCGTAGATGCCAGAAAGTTATGCGCATAGGGGAGTTCAAGCGGGGATACCGAAAGGAGTTAGCGAATGGCTGAGCCTAAGTTGTGCAAAGAGTGTGGCCAGCCGGTTAAGCCAGGACGGCACAAAGAAAACGAATACGACCATGCTCAAGGATGTTCTCTTGATAGGTCAAAGATGGCTGAACCTAAGAGCTTCCCAGCGCTGCAAAAGATTCTTGACTGGGATGGCTTCGTAGGCAAAGCGGAGGTGCTCGAAGTTGTCGTACAAGGCCGCGGGGAGCTTGAGAAGGCAAGGGAGTTGCTGGCTGCGGCTACATATGCTTCTGAGCGGCGCTGCAGTTGCCATTCGTCTAGCGAAAAAGACTGGCACGGCCCGCGATGCGACATCCCAAAGCTACGAGCAGCCATCGCCGCCTGCCGGGAAAGGAGTTAGCGAAGTGAGCGAGCGCTAAGCGATATTCAACTCCTGCCACACTGCCATCGCTCCGGCCTGAAGATAGATACTCTGAATTTCCTCAGTAGGAACTTCCGGTACTTCCATCAGTTCCAGATGAGGCTCGTCATGGAAGCTCTTGCCATCCCTCAATCCGCATGACGAAGCCAATGCTACTATCCTCTGCCATGACGCTGAGTTTTCGTCCCAGTCCGGGTGATCGTCCGGCAGATCCATTGGCACTACGTCTACCGCTACTCCCATGACGTGATTGCTCTCAGTACCCTTAGCATTCGTCACGGTCCTACCAATCACATTCCCATCGTTATCCCGGCCTTCCTGCCACAGAGCGTTCTGTTGAGCAACTGTCCGAATGCCCTGCGTGACCCTGATAGGGAAATCCAGCTGCGATGCCAAACTCTGAACACGAGCCGACAAGACCGGGTGGACTTCAGCTAGTCTGGCAAGCGAGATGTTATCGAGTGACATTGTATGTTAGAATGCGGCTGGTAACAGCGATCCTTTCAAGGAGGACCGATGCCTAGAAAATACCGCGTGAAGCGTCACGCAGTCACCCAGCCGCGAGACCCATCTTACAAGATTATTCCACTTACCAAAAGACAAAATGCCCTTGTAGACACTGCCGATTTTGAATGGCTTAACCAGTGGAATTGGACCGCTCTGCCAAATTCCATGGGCGGCTTTTACGCTAAACGAAGGTCGTCTGGAATATACATGCACCGCCTTATCCTTGACTGTAATAAGTGGGAGCAAGCTGACCATCGCAACCACGATACCCTTGACAATCGACGTAGCAATTTGAGACGTGCCGTAGGTAGTCAGAATCATAGAAATCAGAAGATACGTAGCAACAATCGCAGTGGCTTCAAAGGAGTTTCGTGGGACAAGGTAAAAAACAAATGGTATGCGTCTATCAGAATTCACGGGAAAACTAAGGCCCTTGGATTTTATCGAAGCAAGGAGATTGCAGCGAGAGTCTATGATGAAGCTGCCAAGAGTATGTTTGGTGAATTTGCCCATCTAAATTTTCAATGACTGTACTGGATGAGAAAATGGTAAACAGTCCATCCAAGTCCCATTGCAAGCGCCCAACGCGGAACTATTGCCAGTGTCAGTCGGGTCAAGCTGGTTGAGCCCCACTTGCGAGCGATTCCCACACCTTCAAGAACTGCGAACATGATGACCCACACTCCCCATAGAGCGCGGTCGATTGGGGTGCCAGGGAGAATGATTACCATGGCAGCCCTAAGTGTTGAATCACCAAGTCCATCACAATATCAGAATCAGCGGCGTCACTGTATTTCATCTTGAACGATCCGGCATCGCCCCACGACGGACCCCACGAATTGAGAATGCTGAGTAGTCCGGTAGCGTCATCGTATCCGTAAATCAAGGTTTCATGGCCACCTAGCACCTGTTCGGCATTCTTGTCTGGAGTAGGCATCAAGCCATCGCTGCCAATGCTCTCGAAACTCTGATAGACAGTGAACCCAACCATCACACAGTATCCACTAGCAATGCACGCTTTGATGTCCCCGACCGTAGTCAGGAAGTGGTACGCTCCTGACTTGTATTGCAAAGCATCTTGGACCTGTTCTGCTGTGGGTGGGATCGCATACTGTCCTGCCACATAGGGGTCTTGGCTTTCCAGGCAGACCCCGTAGTTGTGCATGGCCTGACAAGACGACCGGCCAGTAGAACCGCCGTCGTAGTTCGGATCTCCGTCTATTACTCTCTCCTGATAATAGAGGAAGGCGGGACTAAATATGGGTTCCGAGTGTTTGTACTTGCGGTACAAGAACTCCAGATTCTCTGTCCCAGCATGAGCAGTGCAGCTCCCTTCGTCGCCCTGGTCCTTGACCGGACCTAGAGAGTCTTTCAGCGAGAACGCCGTAGGAAGTGTTCTGACCAGCTCTATCCTGCTTAGTCCGTAATCCCTGTGATCCGGTGGATTAGGTCTGTACCCGTATCTACGTCCCAGTGGACTGAGTGGCAGCGTCATCTCTTAATCTCCTTATGGTCTCAAAGTCTTCCCTCACCAAGTAAGTCTCCCCACTCTTCAGTACGACCACGCATCCACCTACCACACTGCTGTTCTCGTACACCACCTCGATGGCGCTTGAGTCTATGTCAATCCTGTCGTTGTTGACCGACAGTGCATTGGTCAGGATCATCAGGATCAATAGGATCAATAGCACTCACCGGTAAGAAACCACACTACCCAGCTAAGTGGTGGTTGGCACACCCAAGACCGGCGGTGCCGGAAGTACCACCGCTGGTGCAAGATTAGACGGGACAGACTGCGCCCCGTTTAAGATACTAGTGGCAAAGTAACAATAGTTCCCTGGTGGTAGTGGCGTCGTCGGGAAGCCTAGGTCAGTATAAGTTAGCACAGTTAAAGCAACTGCGCCACTGATGAGTTGGAACCCTGTAGCTGCTGCAACCGTTGTCGGTGGTATGGCCGGACACACTCCGTTCAACCGATAGATCTGATAGCCCAAGGTCGGGTTAAGTGCTGCATCGGTAGAAGCTACCCAGAATAGGGTAACACTGTGTGGAGTGGTCGCAGTGACCTTGAGCTGGAACTGAATTCCCTGAGCCCCCTGAGCCTCCTGAACATTCTGCGCGTGCGTCGGGAAGCTCAGTCCAGAAAGTAACAGTAGTAATAAGAAGAACAGGACGTGCTTAGAAGTGTTTGTACTGCGCATAGCCATTAGACTCCAGTATCGTGTTGAACTCCTGTTTGAATGCCCCGATAGATCGCATCTTCGATGCAGCATTGAGCTTCTTAGGGAAGGACTGTATCTGCGTCCTTACCGCAGCGGTCACCGGCATAGTGGCTTGGAACGCAGACAGTTGGCTCACGATCAGTCCAAGCAGTCCCGCAGTAGTAGACGCCACTTTGGGGTCTGGTATCGCTAGGTCATTCCAGAACTGGCCGATCTCGTTCTGAGCTGCGATCAGAGCTTCCGTGATCTTCCCTAACAGAGTGGCCTTGGAAGCAGCGGGAGCGTTATTGTAATTATCCACTGCCGTCCCGATGTCTGCGATAGCCGCTTTGATCGCCTTGATGATAAGGTCTATAGCCGATCCGATGACGATGGTGATAACGCCGTTCCCTGCCAGCAGATCGACCACGGACTGAAAGGCATCTAGCCCGGTCTGCACCCAAGCCAGTATCTGCGCGAACGATGCACATCCGATCATAAACATCTCACCGCCCAGCGTGAGCGATGCCATTGCTACGCCCCACCACTTCCCGAAGGTCCTGCGATTGATTGCTTCCATTTGGCTATTCCTCCTCTGAAATTCGCTTAGGCATTATACCCTTCTGCATCACCAACTGAGCAATAGCATATTGGGTGTCGATCTGATTCTTTAGAACTCGATCCAACTTCTCGTTGTTCGATTCTAGTAACCTGCACAACGGTTCCATCTGTTTTTCTACAATCTCGGTGAACTTAAGCTCCCACCATTCTGCGCTCAGTTCCCCGCTGCTCTTGCCGTTCCGTTTCTTACCGCCAACGGTCAGCGCTTCCTTGACCACTAGGTAGATCAGTAGCCCTGTGGACCCCAACCCGGTTAAAGTGATAGCATCTGGCCCAGTTTGGAACATTCATTTCACGAAGAGATCTTAACACCACTGGGAGCGTAATAGTGATTTATGAGCCCCACGATTCCCTGCAAGGTGCTCACAACCAGCACAATGATTGGTTCGTATTTGACCGGAATGTAACTGCCGTTTTGCAGAAGCGTCCCTGCTGAAATAAGAACCCCGAGGACTTGCAAAATTGCGTGTACCCTTACAGTCATGCCGTTCCTCCTTTTGCCTTAGTGAACGACTATAGTCGGGCCGAAGATTGCATTGGAGATCACATCGCTAGCCCCGGATATCTGCGAACCAAATTCATACGCACCGATACTGGGAGTAGTCGCGTTCCACGAGTTACTCAGGAAATCCGTTGTTTGACCGCCGATGGTCACTCCCGCGTATTTCGCATTGCTTGTGGAAAGCAGCGTGGGAACGATGGCATCGATGTTCGATTCGGATGTAAGGTGCGGATCGGCACAGACGGCATTGGTTTCATTGGTGGCGTCCTGCGGACAAGTGCCGTTCTTCATAGAGAACCACAGGTTGTGATCTATAGACGATCCGGCGTTACCAAACGGGTTAGTTGTACCGAAATTGATTCCTGCGGCCAGTGTGCTGGTGTTCGGGTCCACAAATCCCATCGAGAGATTGTCTTTGAAGGTCATTTGCGTCGTAGTTGTGCAAGTTCCACCACCAACACAAAAAATGTCAAACATCGTCGCACCGTAGCCGGTACTAGTATTGTGCTCTAAAGTTACCGAATTTCCATTCAGAAGCTCTATCGCCCATTCATCACCGGAGGCGCGGCAAAAATCGCTTAGATCGGTGTTGTACCCCGTGGGATTAGGCGAGAATGCCGAGCCTAGCCTACGGCAATTAGAGATAGACACATTGTTGTAGGCCAAAGCAGCAGTTGCCACGCCCATCTTAAATGTTTGCCCTTCGTTACCCTCGCTCCATGAGTTGCTTATGTTCAGCGCTGTCGGCAGATGCGCTTGGTCGTCGCCCGTATGCAAGCTATCGAATCCGTCTTGCGTGTTCCAACGAAAAATTGCATGGTTGACGTTAAATGTTCCTTGGGTGGCTATCAGCGCCCAGCCATCTCCATATCCGCCGTGATTATCGTCGGCACACAATGTGTATCCCGCTCCACCGATAGAGCCGCCATTAGGCTTTACTTCTACACAGCCAGCCCACTCAATTCTCAGCCAGCTTATATTCATTGTGCCGAGGTTCTCGCACGAATTTCCGCAACTGCCTCCGTCGAAATTCCATCCGGCCCCGCCACATCCGAATAAATAAATATCGGACGCCGTGAAAGTATCGGTTCCCGCCGAATTGAGATGACCGCCGTGGAAGCATTCATTTTCCATTCCGTGTACCGCGATGTCCTTCAAAACTGCGTTAATCGGTCCTTGATGCGTCACATCGGCAAGGTCCACGCCATACTTGGCCCAATCGTTGCTTGCGCTAGACGTGCAGTGTGTATAATCAACTCCAAATGCCGTGCAGGTCGTAGGTTGCGAGATATCGAAGCATTCCACATCAATCCACGCGGCACCCTCTAGGTTCATAACCCCGAAAGCACCATTGATACCTAGTAGCTGTGTAGCATTCTTTAGCATACCGTGTCCCGACCATGCTCCTGTCAGAGCAGATGGTCCTAGCATATTGGGATCGGTTTGATGGCAGTTACCGGCCCCTAACCCAAGAATACGAGTAGGTGCTCCCATTGAGCCCGATGGTAAACTGCCCCAAATACAGGAAGAAGTATTGCCGCTGCCACTTAAACTGCCGCAGAACGGAGACCATCCAGTGCCGATACCTGAGGTGGAGTTCTTTTGACCCATGTAGTACGGCCCGACATCTTCAAACTGAACCGTGTCGCCACCAGAGATCAGCCAAGCGAATGTAGATTGATTAAGCAGCCAGAATGGATGATTCACCGCACAAGGCTGAGCCGACCCACTGCCTGGATAAGCTGCATTGGTCGTGCCGGTGCATTGCGTAGCCGTGCCGCCATCGGTGCGAACATACCAAGTGGTCGCCTGAATCGGTTGTGCAAATAGAAAGATGACGGCGATAAAGAGGACGGTGATAAAGAGAAAGTATTTAATCACCAACTCCCCCTGTCCCTCCAAAGCCAGCTGTCCCTCCCGCTCCCGCACCGCCAGCACTGCCGCTGTGCGCTTTCAAGGTCACGACGGATATTTCCCAACCAGTTACGCTGGTGCCATTGCTCATTGCGGCGGTGATCGCTGTCTGAATACTGGAAACGGTCAAGTCCTCTTCTCCTGTCATTTCAGCGCCGCCCGCTCCATCGGCGAGCAGATTGGTCGCTGTGGTGCCCCCTATGCTGCCTGCGCTAAATGTCAGAGTCGTGCCACTGCCAGTGGCACACACGGAGATCAATTCAGTAGCCTGCGTGGTTGTAAACGCCGATGACGTTACGCTTGAAACCGGACCGGCAGCAGTTCCCGTTCCTGATGCATCGACTGCGCCCGAGGTCGCAACTCCCGAATACTGCCGCACTAGGATTGAATTGAACGCTTGTGCGGTGCCCCATGTCGCCGTAAAGGTTGCCGTGGCATTGGCCACAGAGTTCTGGTTAACCCAAAGGGATAAAAGATTGGTGCTATTGAATGTAGCGTCCGATGCCGTTATGTGCGTAAAAGCGTTAGAACCGCCGTCGCCAACCGAACTTGGCGCTGTATTATTGGTGCCTTGCCGCACACAGGCCACCAGAGCGTTGCCGCTTGCCACGTTCATCGTAGAACTAGTCGCTATAGTGCTCTGAGTGCTGGCAGTCTTGTTCGATCCTTCTGTGTGACTGACTAAGGATTGGGCCTGAGCCCCCTGAACCGCGATGAACAGTAATACGAGAGCGAGAAGTAATCGCTTTGTAGTTCCGATGCACATAGTCTTATCCAGATACTAGTTAGCTGAGCACCAGCCTCTTAGGGTATCTCCATTAGTCCAATTTGTCGCTGCAAAAGTGGTTCCGAAATTGGTGAAAGTAGCAGAAGCAGTTGAGCTTCCTGTCTGCTGTATCTGATCGGCGCGATTCTGATTTTCCAGGTGACAGTTCCACCCCGCCGTTGCCGTAGGCAACCCAATAACCCCGGTACTTGTACCTGTACCAGTGCCCACGGTGACCGTTATAGAAGCCGTGCCGTTACTTACTATAGAGTCGCCGCTGGTGTTAAAATGAGTGGTGATTGTAGGAGCCGTGCCTGAAATAAGAACATGGCCGCTGCCGAGATTTACTTCGGCCACTTGACAGGCAATAAAACAGGTCATGCCGTTAGCCGCGAGCGTTCCCGTGGCAGTGGAAGACCCGCTGGGGCTGGTTCCCCCGCCGTTCAGCGTTAAGTCCGATATACCACTGGCGCTTCCGAAGCTGCCTATGTTGGTGGCGGAAGTAAAAGTTAAAAGGGTGGTCCCTACTATGTTGTACGTATCGTTGGCGGTGGTGCCTGTGAAGGATATGAACTGGCAGTTAGCCGAAGTATTGGAACAAGTTGCCTTGGAATTGCTGAGAGTGACGAACAGACTTTGGCCAGTCACGCTATTTCCGGCATTGATGAGGGGAGTTTGGGATGCTCCGGCTGCGTAAGTCCAGGTCCCGTTGTCTATGCGCAACGATCCATTGACGATGGTAATGGATGGCAGAATAGTAGTGGCTGCTGCCTGATTCTCCACGAAATCCACGTCGTTCAAGAAGACCTGACTGATGGCTGAATTAGCTACTGTACCCAAGAGAGAAAGATCGGTGGACGCTGCTCCGTTAGACTTCTCGACGTGATCCCGCGTCATGTGAAGTTCTATACTGCCTGTCGCCGGTGTGCATATCTGTCCGCTGGTAGGGCTATTGTTGTCTATGTGACCGTTCGTAATATTGAGGATTATGGTCGAGGACGCCGCTACCCTAATCGCGCACCCGGTTGCCGAGCCGATACCGTTCTGGAAAAATACAGAGTCGTTAAAAGTGCTGGGCTCGCCTATGCCGCTGGCTTCTGAAAGAAGGCCATCTGTGATGGCACCGTGAGTACGCACATCCTCAAAAACATCCATATAAGGAGTAGTGGTTCCACTGGTGCCGGAGAAGACGATGTCCTCTCCAAAACAGCAGATATCGACGTTGCGGAATACTCCGTTATCACAACGCTGTCCCGTGGAATTGGAGCATAGCTGAAGGCCGCGACTGGTATCCGATCCGCCATTATTGCCTAACAAACCGCAGTTCTCTATGCCTCCGGGAAGATAAGTGGTGTCCACTCCGGTAGCTGTTCCATACTGGAACAAGGTTCCACTTGCGTTGGGGAATTTAATCACAGTACCGGGATCACAGACGATTCGGACATAACGTGGTAAGGCCAGTCCCGTGGAGGTCTTAATTAAGTAAAAACTTCCGGTGGATGGAACTGAAACACATAGCGGCCCTGTCTGGCTGTTGTCTGCTTTGGCTATAGCCGCCGCGAATCCGGCAGTATCGTCGTTGGAATTGTTGCCCAGCGCTCCCGTGGAAAGCACGTTGACGCAATCGGAGTTCCCTACCAATGCAGATACTCCGCTGATCCCTGCCTTTCCCCCGAAGCCGGAGTTCCCTCCAAATTGAGCGATCACACCTATTGCCAGGATGGCGACGAGGAAAGCCTGCACCGCTATTTTGAAAGAGAGATTTATATATCTCATTAGGTTGTTATTACTAATTTAGGGTACAACCACTGCCACGTCTTATATTTAAGGTCGATGTCGTGTTGCTGAGAGCAGCGGCGTCGATGATGAATGTGCTGCCTGCCACAGGCGCTCCTTCTATAGTGCCCCAAATCTTAGCCCAGTAATTAGTGTTAGTTACACCCGCAGCAGTGCCGACACCCACATTCTGGTGCCCTGTTGTAGTATTTGATATATACCCGTTGATGTCGGCTCCAGCCAAGGTGTTCTGAACGGAATTAGAGGAAGTTAGTTGCGTAGGTGCCGCAGAGATACTCACTCCGAACTGTGGACCCGTCAGAGTGGTGTTAGTGCTCTCCCACATGATATCGCAGGTGTAACGATAATTCTTAGCAGCAGCAGTGGCAGGGAGAGTCCAACTAAATACCGTGGATGGCGTGGTGGTGCTGTTAGTATAGTCGGCTCCTGAGACTACCTGTGTACCTACGGTGGATTGAATGATATTGGCAGCGGTTAAGAGTCCGGTCTTCTCTAATTTGAGTTCCGAAGCCCCAGCCAGTTGAAGGTCCAATAGTAGTGAACCTGTTCCCGACGCAGTATTAGTGACGTTCTCGAATATCCCTGCATCCACAACCCCAGTGGTATTCCAAGTCCCGGTCAGATTGATGAACGGTGTTGTATTGGCTCCTGCCGTAGTACCAGCCGCTATTCTCATTTGACCAGGAGCACCTGCTGTACCAGTACCACCCGCCGAACCAAGGGTGAATGTTGCGTTTCCACCTCGCCCGGTAGTGCTCCCGGCAGTAGCCGCTCCCCCTGTTCCAGTGGAGACTAAGAAGTCGCCCCCAGCCCCTCCGGTCCCGGACGTAGCACCTCCAGCACCCCCTGTCCCACCAGTATACTGATAGACTCCTGCCGCTCCTCCTCCTCCTGTAGCTGCACCCACAATGCCGTTGCCGGTGGTCTCGTTGATAGCGCCGCCCTGCCCGCCAGGGTTAGCGGTGTTCCCGCCTGCTGCGCCGCCGTTGCCCGTAGTCAGGTTGTAAGCTCCACCAGTGCCGCCTGTGCCTGTAGTCGCTCCGCCTGCTGAACCTGCACCCGTTAGAAAAGTAATTGGTGCGCCTACGAAACCGCTTTGTGATGCAGTGGCCAATCCTCCCGCAGCAGCTGCTGAGACGTTCAACAAAGCAGGGGCGTTTGCGCTGGCTGGACCGTTAGCACCTTGAGTTAACTGCAACGGGATGGCTGTCGAAGTCGTAAGGGTGGTAATCTGATACTCCACTGCCCCGGCAGTAGTAGCCGCCGTGGTCTCTCCGGTAGTCAGACACGTGGTGCCACTGGTCAAAGCGCAGTTGATGGTGAGAGGATTGTTACCGTCCGCTATGGTGGCTATAGCTCCGGTGGCGCTGCCCACGTCATTAATGGGAAGCAAGCCGGTCACGTCCGCAGAAGCCAAGTTGACTGCGCTGATGGTCTCGGTGATGACGTTCGAGGCGTTGGCGTAGTGAGGTAGACCCGTAGCAGCCGCTCCTGCCCTGGTGATGGAGTATGCAGTTACAGATACAGGAGCGTTATCTATGATGGTGTTCGCTGGGATATTGGTATTAGCTGTGGTCGGCGCGGAGCCTTGCGTCAGATAAACGAATCCAGCGGTAGGTCCAGTGACGCTTACCACACCGGCTTTACCCGCAGTGCCAGAGCCCCCAGTACCAGCCGAACCTACAGTCATGTTGATGGAACCGCCGTTGCTGTTGATGGCTGTGCCACCTGATGCTCCGCCTGCTCCGGCTGTCAGAGCAATAGACCCGCCTGCACCACCGATGGCATTGGTCCCACCTGCACCCGACCCGCCTGCTCCTGCCACTATGGACGGTGCCGATCCCGCTCCCGCTGTGGTCGCACTTCCCGTACTGGCACCGCCGATGATGGCATTGACGTTGAACAGAGTTGACGCTGCTGTGCCTGCACCTGCTGACGATGCCGGAGCTGTGCCTGCCAAAGTAAGACCGCTGACCGACGTGTTGATGTAAGTGAACGTGGCATCGGCGGTCGGGTTGATGAGGCCAGTGGCGCTCTTGTCGAAGCTGATTGCGCCGCCGTTCGTAGTGGTAGCGCAGATGGCACAAGCGATCACTCCGGCTGCGGAGACGGTGACCGGCGCAGTACCGCTGATCGCTCCCCCGTTGGTCGTGGTCGCACAGGTGGCACATCCTATATTCCCGGCATTGCTCAAAGTGACCGGGGCAGTGACTGCATTAGGGACAACTCCGAACGTCCCGTTGTTGTAAGAGCATTTCTCTGAATGAGTGGTGGAATCCGCATAGCAGATGTCGGTCCCGGCAGCTCCGGTGGCAGCTGTCCCTTCATTCATGGAGATCCCGCCACCAGTACCGAACGTCGCTGTGGCACCTCCTGTAGAAACCGACCCGGCAATGGCTAAGTTTCCTGCTGCGCTTAGGGTGGAAGTGGCAGAGGGGGTCTGTTCCGCTTGCAAGCCCGCCCCGGTCACGATAGCGGTGGAAGTTAGTGCAGCTGCCGACGTGACACAAGTGGCACAGGCTATGGTTCCCGATGTGGTGAAAGTTCCTCCTGTAATCGGGCCTGTCGTGGCCACGCTGGTAACTGTGCCGCTGCCACCACCGCCACCACCACCCCCAGCACGCGCGGAGACAGTGGACTTGCGAATAGTGGCAGTCACAGTGCCTGAGCTGAACGCTGTTACGACCATGCAAACATGTGTGTAAGCTGCTACATTAGCCTGCCAAAGCCCAGTCACTGTCGCGGTGGTCACAGCGGTAGTGCTATTGGACGGCGTGACGTTGAGAGCCTGCCAAGTGGTTCCACCGTCACCGGACCCGAAGAACGACACAGTGCCGGAGAAAGCGGTGGACCCGATGGTGAATGTAGCTCCACCCGCGTTAACAGTAGCTAGTGTGACAGCGGAAGTGGATGTGGATATGTTTCCAGGGTTAGTCGGGCACGCTGCTGCTTGTGCGGTCAGACCGAATGTCACGAAATCCTGAGCACGAGACTTGCCTGAGAATGTGAACAGGAAAGCCAGTGACAACAGGACAGTGAGTAGAGTTTTCTTCAAATGGAACCTCCTTTCTTCGGGTCTAGTCTTGATCCTCACCGCGACCGGATGTGCTGCGACGGCGACCGTGATGTGGACGATCACGCATGTTAGTCTGATTGAATTTGTTAACCAAAGGGAAGATCTCCCGGCCTTCCTGTTCCTCACAACCGGCTGTGTTGGGAGTAACCATCTCTGGTTCCAGTTCCGAGTCCCAAGTAGTGCGTAGCCGGTCGGTGAACTTATCTTCCTTGGTAGATGTCATTCTTCCCATCTCACATCCTCCTCCCTTTTCTTCGTGACTTTCTAACGTGTTTGTAAACCCCTCCCGGACGCAAGCGATGAGCACGGTTCATGGACAGGCTCATAGCTATAGCTTGGCGTTGCGGAACGTGTTCCTCGCGCACCAAACGGCTGATCTTCTGAGAGACCAGACTGCGTTTCCTTCTCCTGGCCATCTTAGTACCGCTTGCCACCCTTGCGCGAGTGTTTCCGGCCACCGCCCCTCTTGCCCTTACGCTTGTGAGGCCGTACTCCCGGTGCCATCATCTCTTCACCGTGAGATTGCGCGGAAGGTTCGCCGTCGTGAACGCCGTCACCGCCGAATCGTATTCGTGCCATTGCTAGTACCTCCTTATTGCGAATTCTGCGAGAGCCACTTCTCTATTTCAGGGTTCCTGCCTAGCTTGCGCATCAGAGCCCGAAGCAGTGTGTACTTCCAGAACAGGGAAGGAGTAACGCCGCCAGTGCCACGGCTGCGAAGGATTTTAAGCCGGGCTTCCGTTGGACTGAACGCAGTGGTCTTAGGTTCTTCCGGTGGAGTGAACTTCGGTTCGGCCACTGTCTTTTTGGGAATAGGCTCCGAAGGCATCTTGGGAGCACCTGGTTTCTCTGGCGATGCAGGAGCACTGGAAGATAGTTGCCGAAGATCGCTGAATAGGCTGCGAACGCGACCCAAAGCAGTCGGGTTGGACCCGTTGTCCGTATACCTACCCAAAGAATCTATAGCGTTGGCTCCCTCTTTGCCTGTAATCGCGGACACGCGGTCCTTGGGGTTGGTCGCTTCCATCAGGTTACGAAGAGGACTGCCACGATCCCTGAAGTCCTGCATGTACTGAGAATAATCCTTCTTCAGGTTCTCGTAGTATGACTGCACGCGAGGACTTACTGCCTTGTTGGTCTTACCGATCTCGTCGTCAATGGTGTCACGAACGTAATTCAGTGCTCTCCACACGTCGCCCGGAATGACTTGGGACTGAATTTTCTCTCCCAACTCGGTGAAGAAACCACGAGCTTGCTCATAGGGAACACTGCGACCGATCACGTCCTTCCCCATAATCTCCCGGAACAACTTGATGTTGTCCTGAGAACCCTTGAGGAGATTGTCTTCCGCCGCGATCACAGCGTTCTGAATAGGCTCCCAATTTACTGTGGCATCGGGACCGACCATTTGGCGAAGATTGTTCCATCGAGCATCCATGGCAGCCTTGGTCTGCCGGTACACCGATTTCACGTGATCGGACGCGGTGTCCGCCAGTTCGTAAAGACGCTGGACCGCTGCGCCGCCTGGGAGACCGGCAAAGGTCTTGCCCTTCACTCCGGCTTCGGTTTGTTTGACCGACGCTTCCTTGGACTTCTTCAGGTAGTCTGCCACTTTTTGCGCATAGGTCTTTTTGATCCCCGCCACTTTGTCTTGATAGGCGGCACGAGCGGCTTCGTTAGCGGACTCAATGTCCACGTTCTTGCTCTTAACCGCGTCCAGTTTCTTGCCATGCTCTTCAGTGGCTTTGCGAAGGTCGTCCAAGTAGCCTTGACGCAAGTTGCTCATATTGGCTTCGTGAGCGGCTTCCGCGTCCGCGACCGCGTCTTTACCTACCCCGCTGACGAACTGAGCGGCAGAGCGAATCGGCTTGTTAAACAGGTAGCGAATAGAAGGGACTTCCGCTTCCACTGCTTTCTTGCCCATCACCGCTGAAGACAAAGCCCCAACCGCAGTGGCGTAATCGCCCTCGTCCATGGCCTTCTTCATGGTCATCAGAGGGTTGGCTACCGGGTCGGCGGCGTGCAAAGGGTCCTTGAGAACGGAGAGCAGCCAACTGGGGATGCCTTCAATGCCAGAGAGAACTTCGCTGCCGGTTTCCTTCCACTGAGCACCTACACCTCCAGCAGAAGCAATCTTGTCCGCATCCAATCCCATCCCAGAGACAACGCGGCGCTCCCATGGCTGCACCCCTCCAGCACTGATGCCACTCAATTTGGCTCCGCGAGAGAGCGCCTTCTGGACGTTCTCCTGTGGCACATCCCATACTTTGCCGTCAGGAGTCTGCATTCGGACTGTGGCAGCGTCAGGCATTACGGCGACACCGGCTTTGCACCTAGATCGGAAAGATCGGTTCCAGCGGGACCAAGAGCACCGGGAGTAGTGACTGCTCCGGTCTTAAGTGCTTTCAACTTATCCATCTTCTCAGATAGAGATTGCTTATAAGGGTTGTCCTCAAAGTGCCGCATCATGTAGTGATCGGTGTTCCACCTGTTGTACTTGTCCAGTTCGGACTGGTACTCCTTTTGAGCGGCAGCAATAGCTTTAGCTGAATTGTCAGGCAGACCGGGCTGCTTGGGTAACTTAATATCCATTTCTTTGGCCCTAGTCAGTACCTGTGCGAGCAACTTCCCGGTAGGCCATTTGTTGATCTGGCCTGTAGACAGACCGATTACTAACTGGTCGAGGGCGGGAGAGGGAGTCGCGGCCCTCTTAGGCTTAACACTCTGTTCCAGTTTCAGCCAGTCCGCTACCGAAGCGTTGGGATTTGCAGCGTGCCACACTTCAAATGGAGTGGACTGTGCTGCTGGCTTACTCTCCAGTTTCAGCCATTCAGATATAGGAGCAGTGGGATTCTGCTCACGCCATGCTGCAAATGGAGTATCAGGAAGCGCCTTCGCTTGTGGTGGCAGCAGATTTAGAAAAGTGATCTTCTCCTGGTCGGTTAACTTGCGACCGAGAATCTGTTCCATAGCTGCGAGTTGTTGCTGTAGGGGATCGGTCTCACCCTTCTTAATCTGCTGCTGAGTCTGCTGGATCTTCAACTGATCCATCAGGTTCTTGACTTTGGTTTCGACTAGCTTCTGGTTAAGGTCCTGCAAACCAGTCTGGGCAGCCATGACTTCGTTGCCCACACCACCGATAGTCCGAGCGATATTGCCGAAGCCACCCATGGTTATCCTGGATTCACCCCGAGACCGGCGAGATCGGCTTCCGGTGCTACTGCTGGTGGGCCGAACGTAGTCCCTTCAGGGACAGCAGGGAATTGCGACGGTCCTTGTGGTAGGTTGGTATTGGGGAACGTGGGTGGAGTCGCGCCCGCGTTCGCATTGGTCTGCTTGAGCTTGGCCATTTGTTGTAGGAACAGCATCATTGCAGGAGTGAGGTTCTGTCCTTTGGGCAACAGTTCGGCAGCGTTCAGGTTCAGCCCCAGCTTCTGTAGGACAGCCTGCAAAGCCGCTTGGTAATTCTGATAAGCGTAAGGAGCCAGCGCTTGAGATTCAGTGGAGGCTAGAATGCCAGGGGCTTGTGATAGACCACGGGAAGCCAAGTCGCCACTCACTTGGTTGGTCACGCTCTGAGTCAGAGCCCGGTCCAGCGGCGCTGCGGTGCGAGCAGCGTCCCGAGCAATCTGATCGGGAGTCATCTTGGTGACGGCGTTGTAAGCGTTCTGTTGCTGTCGGCCAGCGAGCAGATTGCCCACTTCTCCCAGAGCCAGAGTCCCACCGGATACTGCGGGACCGAACGCAGGAGATTTGAATATGCTGCTTAGACCTTGCACGACTTCAGGCATAGATTTACGCCCCTGTGTACGGGACTCCTCCACCGCTGCCATCTGGAGAGGGTGTGCCTTCTATCAACTGAGTGAACAGAGGAGAAAGCCCGCCACCACCGCGAGCCTGAATGTCTGCTGCCGTAGACGAATTGGCTGCCGCCACAGTGGACGGAGCGACTTTAGGTGGAGCGTTCGTAGGAACGTTGGGAGGCTGTGACACAGACGGTGGACCGGACACCGCACTGGCAATAGCTTCACCGGCTCCCACGCCGCCCCCCACGATAGAGAAGATAGTTCCTAGCAATGGAATGACGGCAGGCATCGGAATCAGACCGTACCTTCCGGTGGGAACCAACTCGCTACCGCAGTCCCTACCTTGTGAATCACCAGACCGCCGCTGTTGCGTGCAATGGTCATCAGAATGCGTTCGTCCTCGGAGTCCTCCGCGAACCAAGTCATATAGCCATCGAAGCCCCTTTGTTTAGCGTCGTGGAAACAAGTTCGCAGTAAGCGACGCAGAGCGGTACGAGGGGCGTTCTTGTCCATTTTTACTCGCAGAATGATGATGATGCCGTGACACGGGGTGGCTGTCAGACATCCCACCACGCGCTCGTTTTCCAGTGACAGCCACACCCAATCCGGGTCCAACTTGCCCAAACCGAGATCGTACAGACCATCGGGGATCAGATCGCCACGACGCATTACACGGGCTTGGGTAGCGGTCTGCATCTAAGCCACCACGCTCTTAGCCCCGATCTGCTTGGGCTGGATGTGCCAGACAGCCCTGTCGATCTCTATGTGACCGCTGCCAGAGAGTTTAGCCGCGAACCGCAACCCGTCACGTTGTATTCCGGCAAACACCTCGAAATCCCCCGACGCGGGAAGGGGATAGCTCTGAGCGGGTTTAGACACTCCGTTGACAATCGGTGTGACAGTCAGAGTTTTGGCACCCGCACCGACACCGCGAACAACCAAGCGTCGGCAGAACAATTTGTTACCGGGGTCCTGACGATTGTATTCATCCGGCAGATTAACGCTCCATATCACATCGGTGCCCACGCTGTTGGCTTGGAACGGAAGTTTCTGTGCTATCAGATAAGTCATCATGGTAGCACTTCCAGTCTGGTTCCAAGTGGTGGAATAAGTCCCAGTGGCTTCTACTTTACGGTAAGAAGCCCCTATCATCCAATTCAAGCTGGAGGTAACTGTTCCAATAAGAATCCCATCTCCATTAGCAAGACCCAGACCTTTGGAGAAACCAAAACTAAGCAGTATATCGCTGGGATTGGTGGTGGAACCGGACATGGTGGCCGTGAGAGATGTTGTGCTAGATGGCCCACCTATAACATTCCGGTCGAAAGTTACTCCGAAAGGACCAAGTGGAGGCCCTGCTGTAATGCCGCGCACTACAAACACTATGACAGCTCCCACCTTACCAGCAGGGAAATTAACCGTGATGGTCGGGGTGCCTAAGACAGTACCGACTGTCTGTCCCAAAGAACCCGCTATGCCAAAACCAGCAATCCCAAAAAAGGTCGAGAAATCAGACAGAATAGTGCCGCTGGAATAAGAGATTCCTAAGTTATCAGAGATAAATGTGGTTCCAACAGCAGAATCGTTCTTTATCCAAAAAAAGGTAATATAGTCGCCTACTTCTACGGGGAAACCCAAATTAAATACAACGGGACCAGTACCTGTAGCGGAAGCAGACCCGACGATATAAGTAGGGGAAGCCCCTTGTAGCCACTGCACGTCGCCGCCTTGCCAGCGGTGAAGCAAGCCGTCTTGGAATCCACCGAACAGAGTGATCGGGTTGCTGGCCACAGGACGCGCTTGGTAGATGCAACTAATGGAGAAAGGAAGGTCTACCACGCTCCAAGTTCTCATCACCATGTCGTAGACCAAACCGCGAGTTAAAGCACCGTTAGAATTTCCGATGGGAATGAAAGTGGAGTAGAGAGGAGGGTTCGCTGTGAGATCGGCTTGTGCTCCAGCGATCCAAGTGGCGTCCGCTACTGTGATGTCGGATACCAAGGGGTCGTTCAAAGGGAAGAGGTAAGGGCGAACTTCTTCACTTGCAACGGTGTCGCGGACCCCGTCGAAGTTGGCGATACCCAAGTGAGCGATGCGACTAATGCCAAAGCCGGGGACAAAGCGAATGGAACGAGGGGCCATGCAGCCCATGTCCGAACGGGTACGTTGGATAGAGAAGAAACTGGCACCGAAAACACCGACGATCTGGTAACCGGCGTAGTTTTTGAAGGCGATCAGAGACCCTTCGGGAGGGATGCCTTCGGCGCTGATGGTGAACGTAGCCAGTCCCATGCCTTCGGTCCCGTCGTCCTTGTCCAAGAAGGCTTGGTTCACGGGGTTGTAAGAGAATGGATTATTAGCGTCGGACATTCGGAGTGAAGTTGGACCGTCCAAACCAGAAGCAGTGTTAATAGTAGCTGTGTTCAGGAACCACAGAGATCCAGCGTAGACCCAGACGTGACCGGCACCAATAGGAGCGGGAACGGATCCCAGAATGGGACCTTGGTTCTGCCAGATCACCGTGCCGTCGCCAATCTCGTTGCCCAGAGCAGGAGCGTTAGCCCAAACAGGTTCGGAGCCAGCGGTGACACCGGCTTGGACTGCTTTGAAGAAATTGCCGGTGCCGGAAGTGGGCTCCACTATCGAGTTGATGGAGTACTGGGAACTGGCAACCCACTTAGGGTAAGCGGGAATAAAATTGTTGAAGAGGGGAACGGTGGTGGAAGTGACTGTTCCTGTGGCCGAACCGTGACCGGTAGCCAAAGTGTTTTGCAGAGTGAACGTGGTCCCGGAAGAGGTGATGACCACGAACACGCCATTGTAGATAGAGTCCGTCATGCCGGACAGAATTACGTTGGTTCCCACTATGAATCCGCTTGCTATAGAAGTGGTTACAGTAACCACTCCGTTGGCATCCGTACTGACTCCGGTTATGGATAAGACGGTTGCTGGATTTGTCGGCGTGCCTGTGGCGTCGAAGTAAATTTGAGGAGAGAATCCGTTTCCCAGAGCGATAGCGACCCGGTTGGTGAACTGGACCATCTGGGGGAGGAGAGAACACATCCCAGCAATGCCACCGGAGGGAGTGCAACGAGTGCAAATGGCAGGACTGCCCGCTCCCACCACACCGGCAGGAGGGGAACCGAACCCGACTACGGTGTTGGGGAAGAGAGCCACGATATTGTTATTCGTGTAAGTGATGGGGAGGACAGAACCAGGAGGCATCTTGAACAGAACGGTCTGGCTGGTCGTGTCCACTAGAGGAGGGACTTTGACTCCGGGAGTAATTTGGCCGGTGTCGCTGTAACTCACGCTGGCTGTAATAGGGGACGGTTGCTGGACCTGGACGAGAAAGGTCTCCGTGCCTGTGGTGGTGCTTCGATAGATGTTGTAACCGTAAGTGTTGGGGACTACATTCCAAGTCAGATTGATCTTGTGATTGACGAGGACAGTCTGACTGACTTCATTCGAGATTACGGTCTCGTTGCCGAATATGTCTGCCGCTGTCACTACGTAGAAGTAAGTTCCCGCAGCTAGACCGGAAGAGATAGCACCGCCATCGGAAGCGGCTAGATTGCGAGGGAAGCCCAGAGGTTGATCCAAACCCTGAGACAAGACTAGGTAGTAAGGCTGGACTCCAGTGGGAGCGAACATGAAAACTTCCAGGAAGCGCCCGCGACCGGATTGAACAGTGCCGTTGAAGGCGTTAATGACTTGAGTACCGTCACACTCAGTCAAACTGCCGCGAGTGGTCAAGAGCAAGTTGGATGAACGAGGAACGGAGCCACGAGGCACCGTATATGAATCTGTACTGGCGACAGTACCCTTAAGGAATGGCCCGATTGTAGAAGGTCTAACCACTTATAAGTCCTTTGTTTTCAAGGAATTACCCATCCGCCGCCCAAATTCGGAACGACCTCAAGTGCCGTGGACTCTTCTCCCACTTGCCTCGGACCAGTTGTGACCTTATTAGTCTTCCACCACGCTTTCATAGTCTCTTCAAAATCCTTCTTCAATGCACTGTATTCCTGTGCGTTCTGTTCGGCCAGTTTGACTCTGGCTAACCCGTAGATCGGCAGCATGGTTTCCCAGCCCACCGGGACGGGGATGGTGAGCAATGCTTGGCCAGGAGTGAAGGCGGGAGCATACATGCGCCAACCGCCGAAGAATAAGTTGATCTCACTGACCGTAGTTCCAATCGCATAAGCGGAGGGAGCACCACCGGCCAGACCGCGAATCAGACCGGCCAGAATGTTGGACGCAGTGCCCGCGTATTGGACGATCTCGGAACCAATCTGAGCGAAGCCGTTAGTTAAGAGGAACCCAGCAGTGGAAACAAGAGTGGCGCTGGTGTCAGTCGAAGCCATGCCGCTTGCTAATGTGGAACTGGCGGCAGTGCGTGCTGCCTGTGGCCAGACTTCTATCATCATGCGTTCGGTGAACAAGGACGTAACGACTTGAGAGAGAACGCTGGAAGTGACCGGGTTGCGCCGGAATATATTGCCGCGCTTATCCATGGCCAGAGGGTAACCGTCGTACCACACATCAGAGATAGTACGCCACATGCCGGGGACGACGTAAGAACCTTGGCCACTGACGGTGCTCACACCGCCCCAATCAGGCAGACCGCCGCAGATCTGGGAGCATATTTTCAGTGCATCATTGAACCACTGGTAGATCAGACCAGCAGAGAAAGAGTCCCCGTCCGCATCTGGAATGTAAGCGGTGTTGCGAGTAGGAACCAAGGCAGCAGTGCCGGGGGTAGAGATGGTGAACGGCAAAGTGGCCGATTCCAGCATCTGTTGCTCAGTGCCAGCCAATCCGCCAGCCAGAGTCAAGTACACTCGCATGACGGATGCGCCCGGAGGAAGTGCGGGAGCGGTGATCTGGATGGACGGACTGCCGCCTGTAGTCGTAACGGTGAACTCGGTTGCGTTAGGAAGAGTCTCACCCCACGGAGTACGGAAAGTGATGAAACCGAAATAGACTCCGTTGGGGAGAGTAGAAGCAGCGGCATTATTGGCGACGGTGGGATTGGCCGGAGCGGGAAGAGTACCCGGCAAGTCGGTAATTGCCGAACGGATACCGAAGATGATGTCGCCAACTAACATTGCTCACCTAAAAGGAGCCGGGGGTCGTAGAGTCTGAGTCTTGCGACCTTTAACTCTAGACCCCCGGAAGGAGCCACCCTCACCCTCTTCGTAAGGAACTCAGGGATTCCCGATGACTTCAACATCCATACTTGCACCGCCAGGGACACCCAAGGTGGTTAGCACTTGGACCACGATAGCAGCTGCGGTAGCGGCACCGGGAGCGATCAGTTGGCCGGTGGCACCGCCAGTGGTAGTACCGAAGTCCACTGTAAAGTCGTTCAGGTAGTCCACCCACTGAGTAGAAGTCAAAGCGGTTGCGCTGTTGGGATGGAACTCGGCTAAGACCGCTGTGTTGGTCCCGTCCGTGATCTGGATCAACATGTCGGTCAGAGTCACGCCGGTCCCGGTGCCGTTGTAGACCTTAATGCGGATCTTGCCTTGATAGACACCAGGAGAGATGGAACCGCTGGACGGAATGGAAGTGGTCTGCTGGGAGGAACCCGACAGAGCAACACCTAGACGCTGAACCAACTGGGGAGCACCGAAGCCCGGAGAGTTGTTGGCCACGGAATTGTTGATCGCCATGCCCACCAAGAAAAGGACCTTGGCCAGACCGAAGCCTTTGAACAGACCCCACAATCCCAGAACGCCCAGAGCAGCTAGCAAGGAGGCGACTGGGTAAAACAGAAACAGAGAGAACAAAGTGATGATCGTTGCGTACATTGCGGTCGTCTCCTTTAGGAAGCGTTCGTGATTTCTACTCCCATGCGCGGCGACATATCGGCCAATTGCCACGTGAGGTAGATATTTGACACCAGCACACGTTGATTACTTGGTTTGACCCAAGGATCGATAGTGAAGTAATCGGCTTCGTGGAACACCGGGAACATGTACTTGGTGTTCATAATATAGAACGCGTTCGCCGGAGCGTTGCGGTCTGCGAGCACGATGCAGTTGTTGAACAGGAAGTGGTAACGGAAGCCGCCTTGCAACGCTTCCTTGTCCTGGATGTTACCCTCATAACGGATGTTGCCGACGAAGGCTTGCTTGAAGTTGGCGAAACGAGTGTTATCCCCGACCATCAAGTCGGGCTCGTCGTAACCGAAGACAGTGGACCAATAGGCCGCGTCCGCGTTGGCTATGGTCAGGTTGGCATTGCCAGCGGAGACGTTCGCTTGAGGTTTCCAGTAAGCGTTGACTGCTTGTGAGCGGTCGATCCCGGCGATGTTGTTGGTGGTTAGACCCAGCCATGAGTTGATGTCGTCGATGTCCAGGGAAGTGTTTTGCGGGGAAGTGTGCCACAGAGCGCGGGCCAGCTTCTGCATGAAGGACCCGGCTGCCGTCTGGAACTTCTGGCGCACGATATCGACACCGGCGTAACCGCCACGGCCTAGGATGATGTCGGTGTACGGAATGACCACGGCTTCGTAATAGAACCGCCACTGCTGCTCAGCCGGGGTGACGACATCTTGTAGGGCAGTGTTGAGCAATTGAGCGCCGTAGTAAGCGCCACCGGTGGTTTCCTCAGAGAAGAACTCCGGGTAGACCAGAGCGCCGCCAGCCATCTTCTTGCCACGACGGACAAGAGCCCACATGGTCGGACTTGGTAACAGAATTTGATCACCGAGAACGGGGGCAATAAACTTTTGCACAATAGCTTGCACGGTATTAACTAACTGTGCAGGTGGCGTACTTATACCGGTACCTGTTACTGAGGCCACGTTAGTTCTCCTTTTGTGGTAAACTCTACAAAGCCGGTTGGGAGGACAAATGCCTTACAAAGATCCAGAAGTCGCTCGACAGAAAGCCAGAGAGAGGTATCTCGCAAAGCGCGAACAAATCCTCGCAAATTGCAAAAAATACTATGCGACACATAAGGAACAACAGAAAGCAAACACTCGCAAATGGCTAGACGCTCATCCTGGAAAGACGAACGAATACAGCGCCAAGTGGCGAGCAAAGCATCCGGAAGAAAACCGTGCGAGGATTTTGAATTATAAAATAAAACAGCGCGAACTGATTTTCGATCACTACGGCAGACTGTGCGCGTGTTGTGGAGAGACCCGCATCGAGTTCTTGTCAATCGACCACGTAAAAGGCGGTGGGAACAAGCATCGAAGAGATGCGAAATTGACAAATTCGACGGACCTTTATCTCTGGATAATCCGTCACGGTTTCCCTGACGACTTTCGGGTTCTCTGTTACAACTGCAACTGTTCGCTGGGGTTTTTTGGTTATTGTCCCCACAACAAAGAACCCGAATATGGAATCGAACCGGCATGTTGATCTACTGAACTGTTTCTCCCGCCATCTGTTTGGCGAACTCGGGATCGTCCGCGATGCCCTGCATGATTTTCTCACTGGAGAGTTCCTCGATTTTCGCAATCGGGGGCTTCTCGTCCTTCTTGACACTGAAGCGAGCGGCAGCACCAGGACGTTGGCTGGCCACTGATCTCGCGGCCTGTTCCTTCTCCCAAGTGGCTTTGGCTTCGTCCACAGCTGCCTTGCGTTCGGCGGCGATGCGTTCGGGGAGAGTCAGCTCGGAGATCAGAGGTTCGAGAGTGGGCAGACCATAGTCATCGAGCAACTTTCGCTCGACTGCTTGCTTAGCCAGATCTTTGAACTCCCCCTTGCCCTTCAACTTGTCGGCGTTGCGGTCGTACTGGGCACGCAAGCGTTCGTAGGCGTAAACGGAACTGTACTGGTCCATGGTCTTTTTGAGAGCACCAGCCAGTTCGCGGACTTCTTTGATCGCGGTGTCGTAAGTACCGGAGATGCGGGCCAGTTCTTCGGCAACGGGCGCGTAGAAGGGGTCCTTGCGCCAATCGTTCGCATTGCCTCCGTTATTGCCTTCGGTCACTTTGCGTGCAGCAGCAGCTTCCTTGGCCTTGGCTTCGGCTTCCTGTAATTGTGTCAGTAAGGTAGCCGCTTGGATGGCCAGTTGTTCAGCCTCTTCGCGCTTCTGCTTGGCGGTCTTGGTCTCCGCGTCCAAACCTTTTCGCAACTTACGAACGTCCCCAACGGTGAACTTGCTGCCACCGAACTCGAATGCGATGTCGTCGTTCAGATCGGCTTTTGCCAGAATTTCTTCTAACGATGCCATTGTGTTGACTCCTTCTCCTTACAGCTAGAATCCTTGCGAACTGGGGGTCGCCCCCGGTGACGGGAGAGATGATCCTCCCGGTGGCGAGGGACGCGGAATTGCACTGAGATTGACCGGGCCACCGATGGCTTGCATGGTGGATTGGGCGTTCTGCAACTCTTTGATCGCGGCGTCCAATCCTTTAAGGATTGAACTCAACGCACGGGATGCAGAGGGAACACGGAACGCCAGAGTAGTGATGTTATTCACCACCCGCTGCTTCACGTCCATGATCTCCTTGAGAGCGTATTCAGGATTAGCGCCCTGCAACTGAGTAGAAGCGTTGCCCACAGCTTCGTCCCCAGAGCCGGTGCCTGTGGAGGTGGGACCGGGCTGACCGGGGACCGCGCCGCCACCGCGAGCGGAGAGCATTTGCAGAAGCGCTTGTGGATTGAAAGCTCCCATCTACTTTCTCTTCCCCGAACTACGTACTGCCTTACGTTGATCCTCGAACAACTGTCGGCGTCTTGCTCTACGAGTCATCGCTCGCGCAGCAAGTGCCCTTGTTTCGTTCGATGATGGAGTACCTGCCATTTAACTCCGGTCGCGTCGAGCCTTTCCGTCCTTAGCCAAGCGGTTTCCCTTATCCAGACCGTGCATCAGGCCCATCGGGTCCGGGGGGTCGATCTCTTGAGGAGGGTTAGCGGTCGGGGGATCGTTCTTAGTGCGATTGCCCTCTTCGTCTACGGGAGTGAGCAACTCTGTGTACTTTCCGGCATTAAATTTGTCAGGCATCCTTGTTCTCCTTTGTTACTCGGAAGGGGCAGCGTGATATTTTCGCCGCCCCAATCCCCGTGCTTCGTATCCGAATCCACCTGAGACTTTCGATTGTTCGGCAGCAGCTACTTCCGTTTTCCGCCGCGCCGATGTCTGCGTCGCGCCATCGTTGGACTCCTTTCTGCCAAGGTCATCCTCACACTGAGAGGAGAGTCCCCCTTGACGGTACTGCCAGCGGTACTGCGTTAGTACCGCTTTCCCCCTCGACGGGTGGAAGTCTTTCCCATGTGCCTACCACGCATACTGCCTCCACGCTTGGCCATGAGTATTGCTCCTGTTATGAAGTTGACCCATCAGTTGACTCTTCCTTCCCTTGCATCGGGAATTTTGGGATTGCGTGCATCACCATAGCGTTCGATCATGGTCTTGGCCTGACGACAGAGGTACGCCATCAGACTGTCTTCGGTTGGGAACTGGGAAGCCACGGTCTTGTGGAACGCGAATGGGAGAGCACGCACCCCGTTGACGGCTACTTCGACGTAGCGCCAACCTTCAGAGTCGTACAAAGGGTCGATAGAGAGTAACTCGAAACTAGTAGATTGATTCTGCTGCTGCACGAGTGGGAGTATGAAGGCTGGGTAAGGGGGAGTGTCAATGTAGGTGTTGCCGGAGTACAGATACTAGTCAGAGGGAATGCGTATCCACAAGCGGCCCTTCCGATCTTTGAAGGTAGGGATGTTGAGAGTGGCGAATACTCCGAACTGAGCCCAGTAGCGAATAGTGCGCTCAGCTCGGCCAAAGAAGCGAGCAGCGTAAGAGACGGAACGGTAAGTGTTGTCGGGAGGAAAGAAATCGTTAGTCATTTGCGTTGGAGCTTGGCCAATGCAGCCAGTTGCATCTCCTTACTAAAGAGAGTATACTTGCTCATGCCAATAACCAGAATATGTAAAAGATGTAAACGCCCTTTCCAATGTAAACCTTATCAAGTCAGAAACGGCCAAGCCAACTTTTGCAGCAATAAATGCCGCGCCACTCCCGTGGCTGAGAGGTTCTGGAAGTTCGTTTACAAAACAGAGGGCTGTTGGTTTTGGATCGGAGCCACGAACGATCACTACGGACTCATTGCCATGGGAGCCCCCAACAGAAAAAGGAATCACTGGGCACACCACGTTTCTTGGGTTATTCATTTTGGAGCCATCCCCAAAAACAAATTGGTGCTCCACACTTGCGACAATCCGCTCTGCGTGAATCCAGAACATCTCTTTCTTGGAAACAACAAAAAGAACAGACGCGACGCAATTGACAAAGGACGAGCAGCCTTTTGGGGAAAGTTCTGCTGAATCATTTTCTCTGCAACTTTGCCAACGCACTGAGTTGTAATTCTTTCTCCAATGCATCTGCGATCTCGTCCGCGTCCGGGATGTCCAGCATCATCAGAGCGTGACGAGCGTCGATCAAATTGGCCTTACGAAGCTCAATGACCATGGAACGCAGAGCGGACTCAGACTGCGGGCGAATAGAACCATCGGATAAGCGAACATCATAGTCCTCAGAGGCTTCGTCAGGCTGCCATGTGACTTTGTCAGGACGAGAGGAGTCACCGCCCCCAGTCTGTTTGCCGTCTTGGTTATCGTCTGGACTGGAGTTGATTTTCTCTAACAGACCGGCAAACGGATTTGATGGGTCGCTCATGCGGATTTCTGCTCCGGGACTTGACGGGCTAAATTGGAATAGAAGTGCCGAGGATTCTTGTAGAACTTGCACATTGTGTAGAAGACCAGTTCGGCGGCTTTCTGGACACTGTAACTAAACAGCTTGGATCGCAAGCGAGTGATGGATTGAGACTGACTAACGGCAGAATCAAATAGATCGGAGCCCACGTTACCAGCACCGGGATTCCCTTGGCGTGCGGCAGTGAAACCTTGCAATTCTTTCTGGAATGCGAAGTAGGTCTGAGGAAGTTGGATCATCTGAGCGGGCATGGGAGCAGGGTACTTGATCTCTACTGCGTTCTGAGGAGAGTTAGCGGAGATCACCAGAATCTCACCGGGCATACCGCCGACAGAATCAGCGGTCAGGTCGGAAGCGGCGTTAATCACGATCATGCCGTTGTTCAGGCGTCGCGCGTTCTCTTCAGTCTGACTCATCATGCGTTCGCCTGCTTCTTGCAACGACCGGCTGTATTTGGACGGAGGCGGGCACCACACGTTGTCCCACGGTGGCATGGACCAGACCGGGATGGCTGGCCACATGAGACCGAGTGGAACCCAGGAGTGGCCGTCTACTAGAATGGTGCCTTCGCAGTCTACGATCATCCGACCGAGAGGATACTTCGGCAAATACTTCGGCACTACCATGTTGCGCTTCTCGAATGCGGCCACTTGAGCGTCGGTCGGCTCGACAATGGAAGAGTCTTTGGCAAACAGAGTGCGGACCGATAGAACACCGTCTGTGCTGTACTGCTCACCACCCGGCAGACCACGAACGGTCACACTCATGGGACCGGGAGGCATCTCGATGCCGCCAGCAGGAGGCCCGGCCAGTTGTTCTGCTTTGGCTGTGCGAGGCTTAATCTGATCGGCGCGGTCTGGATACCGCAGCTTGATCTCGTCTAGGTACATCAGGTCTTCTACGACTTGCCAGCTCCAATGGTTTGGCCAAGGACTAATTGTGTCGCAGTAGACGGAACGCTGCTCCCTTGCTGCCATCCAGACAGAGCCATCGCCACGTCTAGCCAGGGGATCGAAGCCAACTTGTATGAATGCAGTGCCCGCGAACTGAGAGTAAATCTTCGACTGGAGAAGGGCAAAATCGAACTGTTCCTGTCGCCAATGCTCCTGAAAAGCTCGCTCGCGCTCTTTGTCTCGTCCATTCTCTTTATGGTTGATAGTGACTCGGACTCTGCTATCGGTCAAGTCTCCGGCCTCGGAGAGAAGAAGGACTTGCAATTGAGGGGCGCTGATCTTCGGACGAAAGGTGGGGGTGCGGCGGGTCTTGTCCAGAAGGTTGTAGAATTGGCGAGTGTCTTCGTCGTGGTTGGGACCGTAGAACTCACGGCGAGCGTTGTCAGAGAGCCGACACAACTCATCTATCTGACGGGAACGAAGGTCCTTCTCGGAACCGGAATCGGCTGGTGTGTGCTCGGGAGAAGCGCCCTTGCTAGTGCGGAAGACAGTGAAAGCCATTAGGTTTTACCCTCTCGCGTCTTGTCTCCCTTGTGAATGTTAACGAAGTGAACGGTGCCCATGCAAGCACAGATGAATTGGGTGACGTAGGGAGTAGAAACAGCGGTGTTCTTCTGCATCGGCTGTCCGCAGTGGGAACAGGGCGGTGCCAGATCGGGATTACTGGACCCTAATGGAACCGGATTGCTTTGGCTTGTCGTTGGAGTCTCCGTTGAGAAAGCGTTGGACGGCTTCGATAGCCGAACCTTCTCTCGCTCCAGTATCCGCTTTGACAAACGATTCAATATGGATGACAAGGTCCGCGAAGTCCTTGGGAGAAACAAGTTCAGGAACAAGGATACTACCAGAGTCGGAAAGATGACGAAGAAGATTAAGATAAGCAGAAGTACGATCCTTTTCACGACGGATGGAGAAGTCGGCCCAGATTTCACCCCAGACGACACGGGGATTCTTTTTTACTGCTTTGTGTGGAACGGCACTCTGGGGAGCGATCCCTCTTTGGACTCGCGGGCTAGCTGCGCTTCCTTCTCCCTCATCTCCTCGAACTCCGCTAACTCTTCGTCGGAGCGGACGATCCGGCGAGCCGCCGACTGCTCGGCTTGGACTCGCGATCTCTCTCGGGGGATTTCCTCTTGTGGTCTTAACCATTGCGAGTTTTCCGGGGGCACGACAACAACCCGACCGAAGTCCGAGGTGGAGCGGAGCACAAGGTCGCCCTTATCTCTATCATAGTCCACCAAGAGAAGTCTACCCCGCTCATAGGAATCGTAAGCGGCAGCGGGAATGCGAATCTCGCCGCCACGATGAATAACCAAGCAGGTTAGAAGGCGAGCGATGGTCTTGGGATCGTTCAGGTCGATAGTGTGTGCGGGCACTTAATCCTCCTCTGGAACAGAAAGTAGTACCCACAACCAAGCAGGTACGCCGTCCCGTTTCTTTCTGTAGATTACCTTTTCGTCTTCCCAGTGAGGATAACCTGCCGGTCCCCTGTTGTGGTAAAGAGCGATCATTGGTTCTTCGGAAGTCCTGATCTTGGGATAGAGAAAGTCCATCTTCCAGTGTTTATATTTGACCGGATAGAGACGCAGCCAGAATACAGGCAGCCAGCGTTCACGGATAGCTTGCCACCAATCCAGAGGATAGCGGATTTCTTCCACGCGTTCACCGGCTATGTGAGTGATGAGCTGCATGACCATTATGTCGATTGTTCGTGGAACCGCTACCTTCAGTTCCGCGTTGGTAAGTTCCGTTGGAAGGCTGCCCTGTTGATAAAAGTAACGCCACATAAGTTCTATCTGCTGGGCTTTCTTAGTGGCTTCGGACATTAGACTTCCTCCATTTCCAATTCCCGGTCGCTACGATAAGACTTGATGGACCGGGCGATCTTGTCGTGATGACGCTGTAGCGCGTGCTTGTGATCGTCTTCCACCACGTAACCGTCATCGCGCATTTTCTGTAAAGCAGCGCGTTCTTCTTCGGCGTCCTTGCCACGGGAAGGATTGGGATTGCGAGGAGGAGCCCAGTGCTTCATGGCGATGTTAGCTAGCATAGCACCGAACAGAATGTCGTCGTGACCCTTCTCTACGTCGATACGAGTGTCCTTGCGAGTGGAGAGGTCGATTTGGCTGGCCAGTTGTTCGTCGTAGATGGTGACGCCGTAATCGCCGTCAGTGCCAGCAGCTTCACGAATGGAGGCTCGCATGGTTTCAAAAAGGACGGTCCGCATGTGGCCGGTGGTCTCGAAACCGAACGTGCGGCGAGTTGTGCTCCCCGCTACTTTGTCGTCCTTGCCCTTCCAATAGTAGAGGTTGGGGTAACGGAACGCGTCGCGCAGATTAGAAAGGACGTTGTACCCGTAGCCGCCAGTTAGTTCTGGATTGAGCATAGCTTTGTTGTAACGGCGACCAGCTGAGTTCATGTAAGCGGAGAAGTGTTCGGGGACGCAGTGCGCTGCGTAGGTGAACGCTTGGTGCCCTGTGTTGCCGTCGAAACAGACGGAAGCGGAGAAGTCCCGCCCTTCTTCACCACGAGCGGCGTCCAGACCGATGTAATAATAATGCCCCGACTTTGGGTCCTCCCAGATACGCAGATCGCCTTTGTAATGCTCACGGAAATCCCACGCCCCGGTGAGACGGCGTTCTAGGAAACCTTGCCATTTGGGAGGGCGAATGTTCTTGCGAGCCCAGCGCTTTTCTTCGGGAGTGAAAGCGGGCATACCGGAAGTAATGAAAGACTCTTCCCAAGTGACGGGGAACTCCTGATGGAAGTTGTCTACGAAGCCACCACACTCGGGAGAGTTGATCTTCATACGACGCCATGCCAGTTGGGAACGGGATAGACCGCGCTTGATGAGATCCTTCTCCTCTTCGTCTATGGGAGCGTCTTTGGCCATCTCTTCTGGAGCGATGCAGGCGGGATCGTCGGTCCAGGAGAGGAAGACCGCGATGTAATCGTTCTTACCGCCGATGGCATCCATCCACATTTGATAGAAGGGCTCGCCCTCGCCTTCCATGCCGTTTGGTGTGGTCTCGATGATGACGATAGTGTTGCGGTGATTAGAAACAGCGGGGAGCATGGAGATGTAAGGTTCCGGTGATTCGTAGTGAGCGCCTTCCGACATGTGGAGCGCCGACAAAGTAAAGCCCCTGCCACTGGTTTTCTTTCCGGCGGTTATAATCTGCATTAAAGATTCGGAAGAGGGATGAGGGAAGCGCATTTCACGTTCGACTGCGTCTATGTTGAGGAACGGGACAGAGTCTGCGAAGCCCATTGGTATGGAGAACAGAGCTTTGGATGATTTGAACTCGTGAGCGGCTATCATAGCGTGGGAACCGGGGAGTGAGAGACAGTGGCAGAAGAGAAGACCTTCGGACCAAGAGGAGACACCGACGCGACGGGCCTTGTCTACGAGAATGCGAACGGGCTGGCCGGATTCGTACTGCTCTTTGGCCTTTTGATGAATGAGCTTCTGATTGTAATTGAGAACGAAGGGAATGCGGACGTGACTGTCGCGGTCCCGGATAGAGCAGCGGGAAAGAAATCGTTCCACTGCATCGAAATCTATTGGGTGCCTCCCATGGCTCCGTTGTGCTGGCGAGCGAACTTGTTATCGCAAAGCTCTGAGCAGAAGAAGAGATTGCGACCGATACCAGGTTGGTTGGGGTCCTTGACGTACTTGACCGAGACGTAACCGGGATGCTTCTGACCGCGACCGTCCACACGGTCCTCGCAGCTTTTCTTGCAGCCGGGACCGGAGCACATCTTGGGATTCTTCTCGTCGTTGATCCGGTCGTTCATTATGCGCGCGCCTTCCTCACAGACCTTGCGTAACTCTTCCAGATACCGCATGGCGTCTTCAATGCTCTCGTCGTGGAAGGGAGCCATGTAAGAAGCGTGGGCGGAACGAACGGCATCCCAGCGTGCACGGAC